CACATAAGCCTCTATTTCATGGAGGTAAAAAAAGACGAACCAAAGCCAGAAAAACTCGACGAACCAACTCCAGAAAAACTCGACGAACCAACTCCAGAAGGTAGAATATATCAACAATAATATATAATGAATTTTGTTGATAATCAAACACAAATAGATAAAATTAAAAATCCACATATGGTGGAACAATTGACAATTCGCAATATGGCATCTTTTAATTTAGATGCATTTACATCATTAAAAATATTAATATGCGATTCCTGTAATATTACCGAAATGCCTTCTCTTCCTGATACATTACAAAAATTGCATTGTAACAATAATCAACTGACTTCTCTAAACAATCTTCCTGATACATTACAAGAATTAGATTGTTTCAACAATAAGCTTACTTCTCTGGACAATCTTCATTCTACATTACGAACATTAGGTTGTGACAATAATAAACTGATTTCTCTGGACAATCTTCCTTCTACATTGCTGGCATTACATTGTGAAACTAATCAACTCACTTCTCTAAACAATCTTCCTTCCCAGTTACGACAATTATATTGTTATGATAATAAACTTACTTCTCTAAACAATATTCCTTCCACTTTACAAATATTAGATTGTCGCGATAATCAACTTACGTCTCTTGAAAATCTTCCTTCTACTTTACAAAATTTATTTTGTGAAATGAATCAGCTTACTTCTATCGAAATTCCTCCCAATTTACAATACTTATATTGTCAGAATAATGAACTAACCGATTTACCTCGTCTTCCCGATTCATTAACTATTATTTATTGCGGACATAATCCAATTGACGATAATGTATTTGCTAACCGTGGATTTCATATTAACGCTACTACAAAAGAACGTTATAATGAATTTTATGATGAGACACATAAGCCTCTATTGCATGGAGGTAAAAAAAGACGAATCAAAGCCAGAAAAACCAACGCCAGAAAAACTCGACGAACCAACACTCGACGAACCAAACCCCGAAAAACAAAACGTAGAACTATGGGTTAGGCGCAGTAGGTGGGGGTGTTTGTGCCGGAAATACCTTTTCTTTTAATTTTCCCATAAATAACGCAATAAACGAGTTTATTTCGGTTCTTACTGTTTCTGGAAATCCGTAATAAGCGGTTTTAAATGCCGAAACCGGAATCATTAATATAGGAATGTATCCGACAAATTTAAAAAAAAGAGCATTTGTTTTTACGTGGTCCGTCAGGTCCAATTCTTTCAGTTCTGTCGCCGATTCGCCCTGAATTTTTAGGGCAACTTCATCCATTTTTGCATTTATTTTTTCTTTAAATGCATTTATATCAAACAAATTCCCGCCTTTATATTTCGGACGATGTTTTCGACGTGTTTGACGTGTTCTATTACGTCTATAAGATATTCTTTTTTTGTGGGTAAACCCGTTTGCCATGTTACGACGAACCCGCATTTCACGTTTTTTTGTCATATCTATAGAAGTTACATATAAAAAAATATGCGCATTGTATAATTGGAATATGTCCGATGAAGAAGAAACAATGTCCAATAAAGAAAAAGAAACACCACCAACAAATATTGATATTGAATTAGGAGATATTATCGAACTCGTCTCTACAAATCCCGAAATAAACGAAACTCTTTTTTACGTGGACTACATCGACCCATATGAAATCCAGCTTCTTATGACACATTCCGACAATAGATACAAACTTTCAGTTGAAAAGGGTATGATTACGGACCCAACACTTCGAGAGATTCATTTAGTCAATCGTTCCGAGGAAAAAGGATATGCTCGACAAAACGGATTGAATATTGACCAATGGATAGAAATGCATTTTTTACATCAAGCCGGCTCTATTACTGGTAAAATTACGAATGTTGAACAAGACATGATTGAATTTCTTCCTCTAAACTACACCGAACCCTACTATATTAATTTTGCGTATCAGGGTATTCCTAAAAATTTACCGATTCAACAAATTGTATTAATTGAACCTCCCGCCATTCAAGGAACGCTTACCGCCGACTCTCGTATGGAAATCAATTCCGAAGTTGCAACAATCGATTATTTAGATGATGGACAAGCCGTTATACGCACCACCGAACATATGCGAATTGAGCCGAATCCACATGACGAACTGCAACAATTATTTTTAACGGATATTGATTTATTGCAAGGAGAAGATTTTGTGCTTTATGCCGAAATACCTCATGAAGAAAAACGGTATAGTTTGGAAGCGCAAACCACGGATCTAATGGACAGTTTATTGACAAAAATTCCCATTTATCAGCGCACGCCAACGGTTCTTTTAGAAATATACAATCGCATTGAGAGATTTAAACAATTGCGACATGACTTTTTTGATTTCGATATGGCTGGATTTGTAAAAGGAATTCATAAAAACACGAGTAAAAAACCTCTCTTAACCGATGCCGGAAACATAAAACACAATGTATCTTGGATAATTCCCGTAGCATCTCTTTCACGAAAATTATATTTAGATGCGGACGAAAAAGACGAAGAAGAAGAGGAAGAAGCGGGAGAAGGCGCCAGACCGACTATTTTAACCTTGGGTAATGAGCTTGAAACGCAAATTAAATTGGAAACCATAAAACCTACCTATGGTGAAAATCAAGTGTATTATGATGTGTATAACAAAGAAACCTCCTATTTTCAGAGACCTTTTATCAGTGGAAACAAAGACGATTCTACGACAGTTGTTCCTATCGGTCAGGAAATATTTATTACCGATAATTCGAATAAAACATGTCCTGTAATTCGGCGCGAACGGCTCTCTTCATCGAACCAAGTTGTTCAGCGTATTACAGAAATAGATGATTATGTAACAAATATCAACTCTATTATTACATTGCCAAGACCGGTGATGGAATACAGTCGAAGAGATTTGTTTTCAACAAATATTTTGACGAAAGCCGGATTGGGATTGATTCCTTTTTATTTATTTTTAATAAATACCAAAATAAAACAAATAGCACCTCTACGACAACAAACACAACAACAACAACAACAACAACAACAAACACAACAACAACAACAACAAAAACGACCTCCCAAAATAACACTTGATATGCGTAAAGAAGAACAGAAAAAATATGTGGAAAAAAATGCATTCCAAATATATCAATACACAAACACAACAAACACAAATGAAGATGATAGCCAATTGTGGGAACAAGTTATTCCGAGTAATGATGTGGCAGTAGCGTTTGTTGAAAACCAATTGACGAATTCGTATTCTGTATTTGATATGGTTCGTTTATTGGAACCCTTTGGCATTGGACACGACGACATTCGATTTCCACAATATGCACAAATAAAACAGATTTTATATGAAAAGAACAAGACTTTCCAAACCACCTTTCGCACCCAATTACGCAATTTTCAACAATTTCAACAAAAATTACAAACGGCGAATCGTTCCACCAAAAAATCCAATGCCATTGTCCAGTTGGTCGCCACAGATGATAAAGAATTTGCCGAACGTCTTTCCGCCATGTGGTCGATATATACAAATGACCCAACTATGATAACATCCTCCTCAGAAACATTGGTGAATATTTTGTCGGTGGATATGGGGATTTTATACACGACCTTTCTCTCTTTTATGATGTTATATCTGATTACACCGGACAAACTTATTGACCGACTGTCAAAACCCGTATTAGAAAATATATCCCTATTAGAAAAAATGACCGCAAATGACCCGTGTCGTCGCCGGTTTATGACAAAAAAATACACGAGCGAAGATATGTTAAAAAAAGACAACGGCAAAGATATTAATTATGATAAAATATATGATGACACACCGTATGATATTATTAAAAAATACGAGAAAAAGCGAAAACAATATTTGGAAGAAGATTTTCGGGAATTTTTACGACAAACATTGGTGGATGTGCATGATTGTCCTGAAGAAATGTCCGGAGAACTGGCTGATACGTTGATTCGCGGAACAAAACGTGTTCAAAATGGAGAATATGCCGTGTTGGAACTTACTCCCAAATTATTTTCGTCCATTAACCCCAACAGTTTATCGCCGGAAGAATTGAAACAAGTAGAACGAGAGAGTAAAAACAAACGTAAATATTTGTATTATATCCGTAAAGATGATATATGGACGAGAGATGAAACGATGCCGGATGAAAAACCGGAAAATCAGACCGCCTTCTGTAATTCGGACACACAATGTGTTAAAGAACCGTCGTTACATACCTGTGAAAAAGATTCCTTGGATGTTATTGATAAAAAATTAGAGATTATTGATTTACAAGAAACCGCTCGTAAACAATATCATATTTCGGTTGAATCTAAAAAACAACAACTTCTTGAACGCGCGATTGCATGGATAGTGAGTTTACGTAGAAAACAGAGAATTATGCGTCTTCAATATCGTCGAAATGATGTGATTGCATTTGGCATTGGAAAACAGGTGTTACCGACTCCCGAAATAAGAGAATCGCCCTATCTTGAATTGCGGACAATGATTTTATCGGACAGTGATTTTGTCGAGAAACAAAGAAATATTGTTCGATTTTATGTGAAATTTTGTCGTCCGGCAGCGCAAGGACAAGGACAAGAAAAAGAATCGCCTCATTGGGGATATTGTATTGAAACGGACACACCATTATTTCCCGTGTCTCTCTATCGTTTGGCGGTTGGATTTCAAAATGGCGAATTTAATATGGTATTAGACCAGCTTATTGCTGAAGTGGGGAGTCCAAGTGATGACAATGAATCGATTGTCGATAAATATACAGGATATGTATTATGTCGAACCGATTTTGAAACGGAAGAAGGGTATGACGAGGCGGGATATAAAATTGTGTCACATGCGGTTATGGAAGAACATATTGCCGATATAGCATTAGATGAAATTCGTAAAGAAGATATAGTCAATAAAACAAAAGAAAATCGTCGTACATTGGCTGAAGAAAATTCAACCGCCCAGCAAATATATCGTGTATATGATGTAGTAACAGAACGACTTGCTATTCAAAATGATGATATGGAAGATTTTGTTATATCTCATGCATTACGATTCATAGAACAATCCATGCCCAGTGAAAAACAGTATAAGCGAGACAATGAAAAATTGCTGGAGGCAAAAAAGGTGCCAATGTATAAAAAATATGTGCAATTGACTATTTTGATAAAAACCGCCGGATTGTTATTTTTTCGTATTCAGACCGCGATTCCGTCGATTCTTCCCAAAAAACGTATTGCCAATTGTGTTGCAAGTTTTGCCGGATTTCCACTTATGGGGGGCGAAGAAAACATTTCGGGGTTGTTATTTATGGAATGTATTATGCACGGAATTGAGGGAATCAGTAAAACCGATATTTGGTCGGCTATTATACGACGACCCGGGTCGTTATGGAAACCAATGGTTGTGTTTTTAAAAAGTATATTATTTGAAGAAATTTCCATGGATTCTATTATGGTGCAAATGTATCGTGAAAAAAAAGAATATCTGTTATCTCAACCCGAGTCCGATATACCGGACGAATTACGTGTAACTCGATGGACGCGTTTTCAACCTCCCTTATCCGATTGTTTTATCTCCTCTACATTAAAACCACTTACCGAAGAACATGGGACGGAACTTTTACGGGAATTAAAACAGGGAGACCCACATCAACACGATTCCATTCATGCATTCATCAGTAAAATCATGTATTTCACCTATGGTATATGTGAAAAAGTGCAAGCCGTTGTGCAACACAAAGAAAAAGTTCTTTCGGCGGTTTATTTGGAAAATGCATGTTGCAATGAATTGGATATGGCGACCTCTCCCATTGAATACTTTATACAAGAAGAACCCGCTATTAAATTATATATTGCATCGGCGAAAAAATACGAGGAATTGTTACAAAGTGCTATTTCGAAAATTTCCATGCTTTATTATTCAACCCTGCCAAATATTTCCATGGCAGTTTCTCCCGAGAAATATTCCAAAGAAATCGTATATAGTGCGTTTATACATTACTGTCATTTTGATACGTCGTATCCGTGCCCCTTGGATTTATCCACCGTATGCTCGGTTCGACCACATGATTATGATATAAATCAATCGTTGTCGGCGAAAATAGAATTTCTTGAAAAACGCGGTATTCATTTCGATTTGAGTCAGTGCACCGAACTCATGCGTTTGATATATCGACGAAAAATGATAAAAGTAGATGAAACGCAAATAGTCCCTCCTCCCCAAATAAAATCATTCCAGAATTTCTTGGAACAAATTCGTAGTAACAAACGCACGCTCCCGCCATTCGAGAACCGTTTTTTAGATATTCTGCAAAAAACTCTTATGAAATACAACGATGATGTTCATCAATACGTTCCCACAAATCAAGTCGAGCACGCATACAATGAAGATGTGATAGAACTAAACGAATATTTATTGGAAGTTACACAGACACAGACACAAACACAAGATTCCATGTATGAAACGGTCCATCGTTTTATTACCGAATATGGCGCAAAAAGTCAAAAGGATCGGGATTCCATATTCACATTTTTACAAAATCCGTTAAATCAAATTACATTTGAGTCGGATATGCAACGCATACGAAATGCTATTTTTACAATGGTTCATGTTTCTCCCGAAATGATTTTACGTCGTCGACCCATATCCGATATTTCTATTGCAAATCATTGGGGATTTAGTGCCGACCATATTGCCGAATTACAAACATTTTTTCAAGATTCATACGGAGAATTAAATGCGTTCATGACGGCAAATGTTACAGGCATGGACTTGTTTCACGTGTTTTTAGAAAAAATAAAAGTTCAATGTTCGAATTATGCATTGTTTATTCGTCATATTCCCACCTATCGTACATTGGAAGCATTTGGCAAAACATTTTATTCGGTGTTGAGTGAACGCACTCTCCAATTATTAATGAAATACATATTATATTCAACGCTGTATCAGATGATTCAAATATTGTATAACGACCAAACATTCTTAAAAGAATTGAACCAAGGAGAGGAAGGAGAAGAGGAAGAGGAAGATGACGGAGATACCGATGAATTAATCCGTATTGATGTATATCCGGATTTAAGTGATAATGTAAAAAATACATTACGAAAACAAGTTGCCTTATGGATGGAAACGCTCCTGCTTTCAGAATATACAAATCAACAGACCATACATTATACATACGACGACATAAAAAGGGAAACATTTAAAACAGTTGAAAAAGAAAAGGACGATAAAATAATGAAATTAAGTCGTATGTCAAAGCAAGAACGTTCATTAGAACAATTACGGTCACATTTAAAGTTGGGAGATGCGTTTGTAAAAACAGGAGATGTGCGATTTTACAATAAGGCGAATCGTAATCGATTTGTGGGAGATGTTATTGAAGAAACGGCGGATGATGATGGAGAACAAATTGGGGATGAAGATGAGGGAGAAGAGGGAGGTGAAGGGGAAGGGGAAGAAGACGAAGAAGAAGGAAATGAACAAATAGATGTTGAATATATGTTGGAGGAAGTGGATGATGGGTTTGGAGAGAGCGATGATATAAATGACTCTGGCGTGTATGTTCCGGATGAAAATTAATTTTCGAGGGAATATTTTATTTTTTTGTTTGGTAAAAAAATAAATAATATATGTATCAATTTTCTTCTGTCGTTTCATTTAATTTTACATGTTCATAGATTTTATTTAAGTAGCGGACAACATTCTTTTTCCAAATTTTCAATGTATTTTATTTCATTGTATTGTTCAATTGTTTGTATAGAAAGTTCAAATCCATACACTTCTTTACATGTTGTATAAAATGGATTGTTTCTACAATCAAATTCTTTTAAAGTAAGAGGTAAAATATCGAGAGAAGTTAGTTTATTATTTGAACAATTTAATCTTTGTAAATTGGGAGGAAGATTGTCGAGCCTTGTAAGTTGATTGTTTGAACAAACTAATGTTTGTAAAGTGGAAGGAAGATTGTCGAGATAAGTCAGTTGATTGAATGCACAATATAAATATTGTAAAGTGGAAGGAAGATTGTCGAGATAAGTCAGTTGATTGAATACACAATATAAATATTGTAAAGTTGAAGGAAGATTGTCGAGATAAGTCAGTTTATTCCCTCCACAATTTAATATTTGTAAATTGGAAGGAAGATTGTCGAGAGAAGTCAGTTGATTGCGTTGACACCCGAATCTTTGTAAATTGGGAGGAAGATTGTTTAGAGAAGTGATTTGATTATTATAACAATCTACTAGTTGTAAAGTAGAAGGAAGATTTTCGAGAGAAGTCAGTTGATTCTTTTGACAATTTAATTTTTGTAAATTGGGAGGAAGATTGTTTAGAAAAGTCAGTTGATTATTGTCACATTCTAATATTCGTAAATTTGGAGGAAGATTGTTTAGAGAAGTGATTTGATTATTGTGACAATATAATTCTCGTAGATTGGTAGGAAGATTGTTTAGAGAAGTCAGTCGATTATGAGAACAATGTAATGTTTGTAAATTTGCGTATAAAGATAAATCCGGTAAAACAGTCAAGTTTTGTCTCGATAATTTTAATGATGTTACGGTATAATCAGTCATTTTATTTATTTGTTTGATAAAAAAATAAATAATATATGTATCAATTTTCTTCGGTTTTTATAATATCTAACTAATTTTTCCATGTTTTCCGCAATCCAAACATGTAATAAAAATAGTAGCTGGTTCATCTGCGCTTCGTGTTTGCAATTCATAAAATGTGCATCTTGTAGATTTGCATTTTTTACACGTAAATAAATCGGTCGATGCTTCAATATTCAGTCCCATTTTACTTTCGTCCTTTTTCGCCTTTTTTTCCAATAATTCGGACCACTGGCTTGGATTAAATTCTTGATGTGTCATTGTAGCCAAATGTTTGGCGTGTAATTCTCCCGATACAATATGTAATACAAGCTCGCTGTTTTTCACAGACAAATTTCGATAAATAGTTCGTAATCGGTCTATGTAGAGGTGAATAAAATGATGATTGTTCCATGATTTAATAAGTCGGTTGCGTCCAGATTCAATAACGGTATAATTGTATATTCCCTTTTCAATATTAACGGAAATAGATGTTTTAATAAAAGGAGGTGTAATTGCACCTAATTCCATGCAGACGGATATAAGTCGGTTGTGTATTTTTTGGCATATATTTTTGCGAAATTCATCTGGGTCAGATATTGGTATCATGTATATCATAGAAAAGGAGATGTTTTTAATTTCAATTTTATCTTTGTGGCAGAGCCTAATAAACCGTATCTTATCCAGATAAAATTGATTATTTATATATATATATATATATATAAAGTAACAAAGTAACAATAAAAGAAATGCAATCTGACCCACGTATTTTTATTACATGCATTAAACAATGTTTGCAAAAATATAATAAACAGTATTCTTATTCGGTTGGAATGAATTCAGGAAAATATGAATTTATTTTCTTTGATGATAATGTATCTACCGAAGAAGCAGATACATTTATTCAAAATTTGAAGGAATTTATGTCGGAAAAGGAAAAAGAATGTATTATACGATTTGGTAAAAAAATAAGATTACTGTGGTAGTTATTTTTCAAAAGACGATGATTTTAATGTATTTGCAAAATGTTCAACTTCTTGTAAAAAAGGTCGTATTTTTTCAATATTTTCCAATAATGTTGTATGTGTATTCATAAGGTCGCGTGTATTTTCCTGAATTCGGTCTAATGCCTTATCATCCGGATTTGCTTTTACTTGGTCTGTCTCTTTTTTTTGGTTCGATGTTTCATCCATTTCACTGTCATCTGCCACCATAGATTCAGGTATTTGTTTCGCATGAATATTCTTTTTTATGTCATTTGCTTTTTGTGTGGTTGTTTCTTTTTCTTGTGTGGTTGGTGTGGTTGCTTCTTTTTCTTGTGTTGTCATTCCTTCCGTTTCAATATTGGAACATACGCGAAAAAGCGCTGTAATGGTTAGAGAGAGGAACAAAATAATGATAAGATTTTTATTAAACCACGATAAAAGAAAAGCCGTCAATAAAAAAACCGTTGCCGATATAAATTCTTGTTGAACAGCTAAATATAAAAGATGCACAAGTGCAACCAACATTAAAAAATACAATACAACACGATTATGTAAATAAAATCCAGAAGTTAAAAATACACTTGATGCCTTTATTTTCATTATACTATTCGTCTATATATTATCGAGACTTGTTATTCGCCTATAATAATATACCTTTTGCCTGAGTTGCGATAAATTTTTCTAAATAGGATTCTAAAAATACCTCTCTCCGATTCTCGTGTTTCTTACTGAATACATAAGAGTATCCTTTTGTCGCATCCTCGGCGGATATTTTTTTAACACTCCATCCATTTTCCAAAGCATTCATAATAAATATCATTTTTGCATTCATCTCTAAAATGATATTTATAATAAAACGTTATATTTTGCGCATGAACATTTAAGCATTTATAGAGTATAAATATATCAAATATAATATAATATATAATATAATAAATATGGAACAATATTCCTCTGCATTTATTTTACCAAATACAAATAAAATTTTTATCGATTATCCTTGTTTTAAACGCCAAGAATCCGATATAAATATTGTATCTATTGTGCACAATTTAATTTGTCAATCCCTAACTATATATTCATCGTTTGAACTTCATTTAAATTTACATTTATTTACAATATCGTCTTTTCAAAAACATAAAAATTTAATTCAGTCATTCGCAAAAATCGGTCATGAATTTTCAGAAAAAATATCGCATTTATACGTGTATTATACTCCCAATATTATTGATAGTATATTTAAATTTATTTCATTACATACACGAAAAACAAACAAAAAAACCGACATGACTCTTTATAGTAAACACGAATCTGAAAGTGCGATACACCAAATCTTTTATCAAGAGTCGCCCATGCCTCTAACGCCCAGTTGACCCAAATCCACCTTCTCCTCGCTCGGTGGAAGAGAGAGCGGATTCATGAACCAATTCTACCAATATAGGGCATAATGACGGATGACAAATTTGCAACAATCGGTCAAATGGTTGTGTAGAAAATACACTGAAAGAACGAAACGCACCAATTAAAAACCCGCGATATCCAGAATCAATGATTCCCGTGTGATTTGCCAATATAAGAGGCGTTTTAGATATGCTCGACCTCGGAAAAATATAATAGGCACATGTATTTCCATTTGGTTCGACCATTTCTGCCTTAACATGCATATTCATAAATGTAGAATCCGAACTGTTAAATGTCGCAACGGTATCTGATAAAAAAAGGTCGAATCCAGAATTCGGAAATAGAGAACCAAGCACATCCGCATTGTGTTTATCAATATGAGTTTTATATTTTTCCACCAATAAGGGAAACGCAGGGTCGACAAATAATTTAAGAGTTGCAGACATGTTACGATAGAATCCATATATTCTTTATATAGTTTATTTACATAGTCGTCGCATCATTGCTTATGGTCGCATTATTGCTTATTTCGCATTATTGCTTATTTCGCATTATTGCTTATAGTCGCAATTGTATATTTGCATCCATATAATTTCCGCCAACCGATATGATATACGATTGCATATTTTTATCATTGGCATATCGTTTGGTGCAGTATAAGGGTGTCTCTCCGTTGTTGTTTTTCGTATTAATAGTTATTCTTTTTTTATCATCATTGTTTTTTGCATTTTCATTTTCATCCATAATAATGGAATTTACCAACAATTTCACAATTGGTAAATTTCCTTTATATTGACATGCAATATGTAATGGAGTATCACCATATTCAAAATTGTTTGGGTCCGATTCATCCAATCTATTTTTATCGCAAATATTTTTCGTGAGAATTGCGCCAACCTCCAATAAATATTGAATAATTTGTTTTGCGGAAGAGGACGTATTCCAACATGCAAAATAGAGAGCTGTGTTTTTTCGGTTGTTTTTTGCATTTACATAATCTGCGGATTCTTGTTTTATGATAAATTTTATTATTTCATAAGGCGACCCATATTCTGTAGAAATTTTATCGATATGCCAACAAGCAACCATTAAAAATGTACTACCATTTTCATTTTGTTCATCAGGTAGATATATTTGCATTAAGGTTTGCAAATTATTAGTTAAAATAGCGTTTGTTATGTTTGCGTTCATTTTTTAAGTTGAGTTTATTATAAATTAAAAAAATTTCAATTTTTGTTCATTTGATTTTAGTGTATTGACTGAAAGAATACAGAATTTGGAATTTTTCATAAATAACGGATAGCCGATAACGATATTATCCAATAGCCGATAACGATATTATCCAATAGCCGTTATTCGATACACAAAAAACAACAAATAATAATCATTTATAAGGAGACATCAGAAAAAAATGATATAAAGAATACACGTAATTTAACACAACCTCTTAATTATGTCTGATATTATTACTGTTGAAATTACTGTTGAAAATTGGATTCCTACCTCATTTAAAACATTGTCCGTTAAGGCAAATAAAAGTATGGGAAAATCTGTGGGTATTTTATCAACACAAACAAGTGGATTGCTTTTATTATCAACTCCTAGAATGTTTACATGGGGACCATCTATTTATACAAATCCAGAAACAGGTGAAGCCGGAAAACCAAGTATGTCTATTTGTTTTCCAAATGAAGATAATAAAACAAACGAAACGAGTATGTTTTTAAATAAATTAAAGGAATTTGAGGAATGTATTTTAAATAATGCGTTTGAACACCGCGAATTATGGTGGGCGGGTGACCAAAAGATTCCGGGTTCAAAAGAATCGGTAAATGACAGATTAAATCCAATTCTAAAATATCAAAGAAATAAGGAAACAAAACGATTGGATTACACATTGCCTCCATCATTATCGTTATCCGTTCCATGTTATGAAGGTAAGTGGAAGACCCGAATTTTCAATACAGATAAAGAAAAAATCTTTCCTCTCGAATCCATTCCAGATGCAACCCCTATGGATTTTATTCCAAAAGGGTCACTTGTTCAATGTTTAATTAAATGCGGTGGAATTTATTTGAGTGGAAAGGGTTGGGGTGTAAAGTGGGAATTGGTTCAGTGTATGGTAAAACCTCGCGAACAATTTAATTTAAATACTGAGCATTGTTTGATTGCCATTTCGGAAGCAGATAGAGCATCTATTAAAAAACAAAAATTATTAGATGCTGAACAGGAAGACAAGATTGAAATTAACGAAGAAACTGGTTCATGGATTCCCCCTACTCCCACTATTGTAGTTCAACCGCCTCCAGCTCCTATTCAAGAGACAGCTCCTATTCGAGAGACAGCTCCTATTCGAGAGACAGCTCCTATTCAAGAGACAGTTCCTATTCAACCGCCACCAGAAGAACCAGTTAGTGCAGTCCAAGCACCAGAGTCCGTAGATGTTCCAAAGATTAAAAAGGTGATTAAGAAGAAGAGTAATGTATAATAACAAGGCTCGTAATACAAAAATATAAACACATCATATAAATAAATGTAACTATGATGTTTTTTTTACTGCCACAAATGAATTCAGATTTATATTCCTATTTGGAGTATAGTTCAACGGATTCATCCAACAACCAAGCCATTATTTCACAAAGTTTGTATCAGTATTTATTTGAAATTAAGAATCAAATTCATATTCATCAAAATGAATGGGATATGTATAAAAAATATACGAATCCATATGAATATATACACACAATCAATCCCTTGAAAAAACGCCCAATATCAAAATGCAAACCTCTCTCCCGCTCTTATTTTAAAATGATTGAAATATGCACTACGTTTAATACATTGGTTCCAAAAACACATGCTCCTATAAAAACATTTCATTTGGCGGAAGGTCCCGGCGGATTTATTGAAGCAATTGTGCATTTACGTTCAAATCCGGCAGACCAGTATATAGGAATGACGTTGTTGGAAACAGATGACAATGAAGACGGAATTCCCGCATGGAAAAAATCACATCATTTTTTAAAACAAAATAAAAATGTGTTTATTGAAACGGGTTCTGATAAAACCGGCGATTTATTGCAATTGCATAATTTTCGATATTGCGTGAATACCTATGGACCCACCATGGATTTTATTACGGCGGACGGTGGATTTGATTTTTCCTCGGATTTTCAAAATCAAGAATTGCATATCGGTAAATTGTTATTTGCCCAAATTGCCTATGCAATATGTTTACAAAAATCGGGAGGTTCGTTTGTATTAAAATTATTCGACTGTTTTACGCAACTAACGAACGATTTAATTGCATTGTTATCGTCGTTGTATGAACGCGTATATATAACAAAACCAAATACAAGTAGATATGCAAATTCGGAAAAATACATTGTTTGTATGGGATTTCGTTCATCAGGTATGTTTCCGATGATGGACAAATTATTTGTTCAAATGACTTCCTCCAACGTGGATACGTTTCCATTACGTTTTTTGTCGTGTCCTCTAACACATTATTTTTTAACAAAAATGGAAGAATACAATAGTATTTTTGGACAACAACAGATAGACAATATTCACACAACATTAACTTTAATTGAAAATAAAGATGTTCGTTATAAAAAAAAGAAAATAGATGAGTTTATTCAAACACATACTCAAAAATCGATTCATTGGTGCATTAAACATAATATATCCGTTCATTAGATAGAAAGAGGACCCAAGATAATGTATATCTATACACTATATTGTATATAATTATGGCGAATAAGGTGGAAAATTCAAATAATATTTTTTCTTTTTCTTCTATTTCCGAACATCCTTCCATTCCGTCTCCTTCTCCTATCCCTTTTGTTTCTCCTATCCCTTTTGTTTCTCTTCCACATGTTGAATTTATTCAAACCAAACTTATACAATTTCAAACCATTATTCAACGAACGTGTTCAAATACATCGCATAACGCAACCACAGAACAATTAACTGCATTATTTCAACAAATCCTTCTTTTACAAAAACGAATCCATTCAGAAGAAGAAACGGATCAGGAAGTGTGTATGACCGAGTTACAATATATTGTCGATAAATTATCGAAAATACTTGCCAAATATGGAACTTATTATTTAGACGACCTTATAACCGTTATGTTTGGAGAACAAGATATAGATTATACCGATGACCCAATCGTGCGTTCAAAAATAGATTTATTATTTCAGTATTTTCACCCAACACAATATATTAGCATTCCCTATAAAAAAAGTAGAGAGCCCAATTTTATTTGTTCCGAAATAGATGAAACAAAAATGCCCGTATCTGTGAACGGAGTTCAATTTATTTTACATAACGATAAAAAAAAGAAATCCTATCTAATTCAGGGAACTATGGACAATATTCCGTTTGAGTGTATGGATAATTTGTTTTTAACACAACAAAAGAATTATTTTTGTGAATTGCAAAAAATCATTGTGGCGGATATAGATATATCATCGTATGCCGATATGATGACTATTCGCGATTATGTTATATATAAAGATGAACATTTTATAACCAAAATTCAAAATATAATATCGACGATTCAAATATTTATGAAATTGGGCATATCGGAAATCCTTCAAAAAATATCGGACATGTCTTTTTTGGAACAGAGACACACATTTATGTCACTTCTTTTATGTCAAGATTCGGCAATACAATATGTATGTTTTAATTTATACGACCGTCTCGTTACCGAACATGATATCGAGTCTACCTCATTATACAATAGTTTCCCTTATTCAGTAAAACAAATGTTGAAAAATACCGTTGTGAAAAGTGCCGAATTTATAGATTCCTCTCTACAAACATTTGAATCTACCGGCGCAACATTGATTGAACAAGTGTGTTTATTTAAAGCTCCCCCCGTTGCAAAAGAAAAGGCTGTTATGAAATTAAAAGAAATTAATGGAAAGCCGGACGATAATTATAAACAGAAACAGTATTTGGAGGGTTTACTGCGAATTCCGTTTTATCGATTCAGAGAGGAGCCCATTTTACGAAAAGTGAAAGAGGCACAGGTCTGGTTTCATGATATTTTGACATTTCCTTTTTTTATTTCAATGCCAAAAAAATGCGTTGTTACAATTAAAGAAATGGAACTTGAAATTATAGAATTACAAAAATATGTGTTTTTTAATATAGAACCAGTCGTTAAAATTCTTATTCAAGATAAGCCATTGCATGTGTTAAAAACAATTGTTGCTTCTATTAGAGGAGGAAAAGAAGAAAAGAAGGGAATAAGAGGAGAAAAAGAAACAACCACCAAACGAATAAAAGAAAAGAAAAATTTGCGTACACGAGGTGCATACCTAACCGAAATTCAACGATATATTGATTGCCAAGAAGAAAACAAAGACAAAGAAGAAAACAAAGACAAAGAAGAAGAAAACAAAGACAAAGACAAGATTGACACGTGTATTTGTATATATGATATGTTGATAAATATCAACAACAAAACATTAAAACAAATATGGAACGAAATGTTACAATTTAAAACGATATATTCAACTATTTCCGTGAGTAATATTAAAAAAACATTGGACCACTCTATTTACGGACACGAACATGCAAAAAACCAGATAATGAAGGTTGTAAGTCAATGGATAACAGGAGAACATAAGGGATATTGTTTTGGATTTGAAGGGTCGCCGGGAATCGGGAAAACATCATTGGCGAAACATGGACTTGCGCAATGTCTAATAGACGAAAATGGAGAGAAACGTCCCTTTCATTTTTTGGCTCTCGGCGGTTCATCCAACGGGTCTTTATTAGAAGGACACGGATACACCTATTTACACTCTACATGGGGACGCATTGCCGATATATTGATGCAAAGCAAATGTATGAACCCTATTATTTATATTGACGAATTAGATAAGGTCAGTAAAACCGACAATGGAAAAGAAATTATCGGTATTTTAACACATATGATTGACACTACTCAAAATACGGGATTCCAAGACAAATATTTCGCGGGAATTGAATTGGATTTAAGTCATGTTTTATTTATTTTTTCGTATAACAACGCCGACGATATTGACCGTGTTTTATTAGACCGTATTCATCGCATTCGATTTGAAAATTTAACATTGGACGAAAAAATTATTATTGTAAAAAAACATTTGTTGCCCGATATTTTCTTGAAAATGGGGTTTTCAGACACTACCGTTGAATTGAGTGATACCATGATACGATTTTTAATACAAACATACACATGTGAAGCCGGTATTCGGAAATTAAAAGAATTGTTATTTGATTTAATGGGAGAGATTAATTTGGAAATAATACAAGACAACCAGTCATTTACGACTGTTACTATAACAGAGGAAAATGTGCAAGAGAAATATCTGAAAAAATATCATCGACTTCGTGGGAAAAAAATACACGGGTCGAATGAAATTGGTGTTATAAATGGTCTTTATGCAAACGCTCTCGGACAGGGAGGTATTATTCCTATTCAAACCTCTTTTTTCCTCGCGACAAATGCACTTGAATTAAAACTCACGGGTCAAATTGGAAACGTGATGCAAGAATCCATGACGGTGGCGAAAACCGTGGCTTGGAATATGACCTCTCCGATAATTCGAGATACATGGTGTCAATCGTTTAACGCGACAAAATTACAAGGAATTCATATTCACTGTCCTGAAGGGGGAGTTCAAAAGGACGGACCGAGTGGCGGTTGCTGTTTGGTTATGGCGCTATATAGTTTATTAAATGGGAAAAAAATACGTAATGATATTGCTATTACCGGCGAGGTTGATTTATGTGGAAATGTTACGGCAATTGGAGGATTGGAATATAAAATTTTAGGTGGCATTGAATCGGGCATTCGTGTATTTTATTTCCCAGAAGAAAATAGAGAGGATTTTATTACAATTCAAAATAAACACGGCAAAGACAAATTTGGGTCGGTTGAGTTTTATGCGGTATCACATGTAAAAGATTTGCTTGAGAAAGATGCATCATCGATTCCTACCATTTTTTTACAATAAATTATGTAATGTCACGGATGAACTATAACACGCAAATAATAAATATGTTGCCAAATTATTATAATCGGTCCCTCCACTGGTAGATTGTTGTGCTTTATTTATAACATTTAAATAGGTGGTTCGTACATCTGCAACCGTATGACCACATGGAGCATATACTGAAAATGGAGTATAACAAATTTCTCGTAATAAATATTGCAACAACAATCGGGCAGTTCTTCCGTTTCCATTTTTAAACGGATGAATTCGTAAAAATTCACAGAAAAACACAGTTGCTAATTTTATCATTGGTAGTTGCATATTATTATTTTCACTATTTGAAATTATTTTGGCTTTTTGCATATTCCAAAATGTAATAAGTGCGTGTATTTTTTTCGAAATATTGTCAAAATGTATATATGCACCATACAAATAACCAGACGGTTTTACATTTATAGTTCGAAATTCACCACCATTGTCAAACAAATCTTTTGATACACATTTATGTATATTCTGAATAAGTTCTAATGATAATGCTATATTTGGCGTTAAAGATTGTAGATACATAAGTGACTCTAAAATATTATGTATTTTTATGTTCGTTTTATCACTTATATCGTCTATTGTAGGTAGTGAAGGATATGATTCAAGAATATCTATGAGAATATCGGTTTTACCTATACAAATATTATGCTCAAGTTCCATTAATTCTTTTATAAATTGCAAGGTTAATATGTCAAAATTACCTTTATTTTCTTCAAGTTCGAGTGTTGAAAATTGTTTTATTTTAGCGTGTATATTTGTAATATCATGAAGCATTTGATTTACCGGTCGTGTTGGTGTATAAAAATCATTGTATTTATAAAACCAAACAGTATCTAAAAATTGAATTCCGTTATATTTACACAGATACTCTGCTATATCATTGTTATTCATTTTAATATATATAAAGTATATTTTTATTATTAATTATATGAATTATATGAATATTCCACATGAAAAAGAAACAACAATAACAACAACAACAAAAGAAAAAAAACATTCTACCAAACAAGACCGTATTTGCAATTATCAAAAGTTTTTACAAAATAGTTGCGATACTACGGTTACATCAGACCACAAAGAAGCATGTAAAACCATTTATGAATTTGTAAAAAATGAATGTAGTCGAATTACAAATACAAATAAAACAGAGGTAAAATAACTGGATCTATTATAATGGCAAAACTTGATTTACAAAATATCGCATATTTAATGTTTCGATTAATGCCAATTATTCTTCCCAGTTATTTTATATTGTCGTCCATATTCGCACAGGATTTAAAGGCGTTTATTTATTTAGCCGGACTATTATTTGCATCCGTTGTTGCCATTTTTACGAGTAATTGGATACCAACAATTGCGCCAGATATAAAAGGTATTTCGTGTAATTTAATTCGTTTAGGTGAAACCTCTCCGATTTCAAATATTCCTTTAAGTATGGTAGTATACGCATATACATTTTGTTATTTGTTGTATGTTTTAATTGTGCATAAATTAATAAGTCAAAATATACCGACAATGGTTGTATTTCCATTGTTGATTATTGCAGATTTTTACTGGAATATTACAAATACGTGTAGCACATTATGGCAATTATTGGCAGGAGCTCTTGTTGGTGGAGGAATTGGTGTATTATGGGCATATATGATTGATGCTGGAGGAATAGCGAAATTGCAATATTTTAACGGGTTAAGCAATCGCCAGTATTGTACCATGCCAACTTCCCAAACGTATAAATGCGATGTATCCCGAGACTAGATTCCAAGATAAAATTGATATATAAATTCATTAATAAACATTAATAAATGACTGATTATACTGTAACCTATTTGAAATTATCTTATAAACATCTGACCGTTTTACCTGATTTATTTTTATACACAAATCTACAAGAATTACATTGTGACAATAATCAACTTACTTCTTTGGACAATCTTCCTCCCAATCTACAAAGATTATATTGTGAAAATAATCAACTGGCTTCGCTTGACAATCTTCCTCCCAATCTACAAAGATTATATTGTCATGATAATCAACTGGCTTCGCTTGATAATCTTCCTCCCAATCTACAAAGATTAGGTTGTTCAAATAATAAACTAACAATGCTTGACAAACTTTTTTCCAATTTACAAGAATTAAATTGTTCACATAATCAACTAACTTCTCTTGATAATCTTCCTCCCAATCTACAAAGATTATATTGTGAAAATAATCAACTTACTTCTTTGGACAATCTTCCTCCTAATTTACAAACATTACATTGTAAAAATAATCAACTTACTTCTTTGGATAATCTTCCTCCCAATCTACAAAGATTACATTGTTCAAACAATCAACTTACTTCTCTTGACAATCTTCCTCCCACTTTACGAGAATTATATTGTTCAAACAATCAACTTACTTCTCTTGATAATCTTCCTTCCAATTTACGTGCATTAATTTGTGATAATAATAAACTGACTTCTCTCAACAATCTTCCTTCCAATTTATATGCATTAATTTGTCATAATAATAAACTGACTTCTTTTGATATTTTACCTCTTACTTTACAAGAATTCTGTTGTTACGATAATCCAATTGATACAACATGTGAAGAACTATATGGATTTGAACTTTCTGTAGGAACAATTGAACAATACAATGAAATCAAACAAATTGAAAAAGAATGCTGTCCAATGTTAAAATAAAACGCATTAGAAGAAAATTGAAAATCTTTTTTTTATATTTTTTAGCAAACAAACAAACAAACGAATAAAATGACAGATTATACAATTGAATGGTTAAATTTATCAAAACAAAACTTAACTGTTTTACCGGATTTATCTCTATACACAAAATTAAAAACATTATATTGTGAAAAAAATAAACTTACTTCTCTTGACAATCTTCCTCCAAATCTACAAACATTAGTTTGTTCATTTAATCAACTGACTTCTCTTGACAATCTTCCTCCCAATTTACAATACTTACATTGTGAAAATAATGAACTGACTTCTATCGAACATCTTCCTATCACTTTACAAAGATTAATTTGTAGAAATAATCCAATTGATACAACATGTAAAGAAGTGTATGGATTTACACTTTCTAAAAAAAAAATTGAACAAAAAACAATTGAACAATACAATGAAATCAAACGATTGGAAAAAGAATGTTGTCCGCTACTTAAATAAAATCCATGAACATGTAAAATTAAATGAAATGACAGAAGAAAATTGATACATATATTATTTATTTTTTTATCAAACAAACAAATAAAATGACTGATTATACTGTAACACGTTTAAATTTATCATGTAAAAACTTACAAGTTTTACCGGATTTATCTTTATACATAAATTTACAAACATTACATTGTCCAAATAATAAGCTAACTTCTCTCGAAAATCTTCCTCCCACTTTACAAGAATTATATTGCGGAAATAATCAACTGACTTCTCTAAACAATCTCCCTCCCAATTTACAAATATTACATTGTCAATATAATCAACTAACTTCGCTTAATAATCTTCCTCTGAATCTACAAGAATTAAATTGTTCGCATAATCAAATCGTATCTCTTGATTATCTTCCTCTCACTTTACAAGAATTAGAATGTGAAGACAATCCAATTTATACAACATGTAAGGAAATACATGGATTTGAACTTTCCCAAAAAACAATTGAAATATACAATGAAATCAAACGTGTTGTCCATTATTAAAATAAGCAAGCACCCAGCGAATATCGGTTCCTATTCTATTGGCTGAATAAAATTGAAAATCTTTTTTTTATATTTTTAGCAAACAAACAAACGAATAAAATGACAGATTATACCGTAACATCATTAAATTTATCGAATCAAAACTTAACTGTTTTACCGGATTTATCTCTATACACAAAATTAAAAACATTATATTGTCAAAAAAATAAACTAACTTCACTTGACAATCTTCCTTCTACTTTACAATACGTAGATTGTTTCCAAAATCAAATTATTTCTCTAAACAATCTTCCTTCTACTTTAAAAACATTAAATTGTTCCAATAATCAAATCGTATCTCTTGACCACATTCCTTCCAATTTACAAAAATTATATTGTGGAGGTAACCAAATCGCAAGTCTTGGCTTTCGAGGGAGTGATAACGACCGATTAGAGACAGCCTTTGGAACATCTCTTCCTCCCAATTTACAAGAATTAGATTGCGGAGATAATCAACTTACTTCTCTAAACAATCTTCCTTCTACTTTACAATACTTAAATTGTTCCAATAATCAAATCGTATCTCTAAACAATCTTCCCCCCAATTTACAAAAATTATATTGTTCACACAATCAACTAACTTCTCTAGACAATCTTCCTCTCAATTTACAAATATTGTATTGTTACAATAATCAACTTACTTCTCTTGACCACCTTCCTCAAAATCTACAAATATTACATTGTTATACGAATCAACTTTCTCTTGACCACCTTCCTCAAAATATACAAGTATTATATTGTGACAAAAAACAAATAACTTCTCTAAGCAATCTTCCTCTCAGTCTACAATTATATGAGTCTTTTCCCAATCAAACAGAACAATGGTCTTCAAATACTTCTCTTGAAAATCTTCCTCTCAGTATACAAAAATATACACACAAATACATGACGAAAAGAAACGAGTTGTCCTCTACGGTTCAAGATAGAACTAATTTATGAACTTTTATGAACTAATACATCATTCCCATAGATCCACCTCTCTTTGGTTTCGGTTTAAATGGTATGCTTCCTTGTCGTAAGTCGTGTACTTTACTAAATTGTTTATTTTCTTCAAATCCCGTGTTAAATCGGGTTATATTTATAAATCCCGTGGATTCGTCTACATTGTATTCTAAATCGCGAATTGAACGAATTCCTTCAGTTGTTTTTTGCTGATATCTGTCAAACTCCTTTCGATTCACAACTCTCTCCAATCCATCTTTACACTGAAGTATGTTTTTATCCATAATCTTATAAAAATTACTTCTATCAATACGCAATCCAGCGGTGTTTAATACACGCTGACATATGGCATTATCTTCCATCGACCATAAGAAAAAATTGGGGAATCCATTCACTCTCTCAAAATCTCCGCCTTTAATAGAAAAAATACCACCAAGTGCAAAATCATATCCGTAAAAATGTTTTACAACTCCTTGTGTTGTATCATATGGCAAAAAATTTGCCGTAAATGGCATCGTATCAACATCATTAAATACCAATGTAATATTTCGATAATCGTCCGGATATCGGTCTTTCACATATAAAAATCCAATATTTTTCATTCCTCCACGATTAAAGGAACGAGAATCACACTGATGAATATAAAAAATCTTGTAGTCATCGACACTCATATTTTCCAACACTGTTGTGCGCATATGTCGGTCAAAAAACTTTTGTTGTTGCTCTCTATCACGGTATGGCACAATAAAAATAAGTTTTGGAATAGTTGTCATATGTTGTTACGGAAGATTTTCTAAACAACACATTAAACGGATATAAGAGAATCGAAACTAAGAGAATCGAATCTCGAAACTAAGAGAATCGAAACTAAGAGAAGAGAATCAATATAGAATAATAAAATCGTCTATATTATTAAGTATGTCAGAATTAGGAAAAAGACAAGAATCCGGAGAAGAAAAAGAAGAAGATATCCATGAAAATTTATTTTCTGATAAAGAAGAACAGGATCAGTTATTATGGAATATTATTCGCGCGTATACAAGAGACACCCCAAATTATTTAGTGAACCATCATATCGAATCCTACAATGATTTTTTTCGCAACGGCATTTTTCAAATATTTCGAGATAAAAATACATTGGAGTGGAAATCCGTATACGATAAAACTCTTGATATTTATCGTCATCAGTGTATTTTTTATTTCGGAGGAAAAGGCAATGAAAATGAAACTCTTCCGGAACACCCACATATCGCCCAAACGAAAAAAACATATAAACGTGGAGAAAAATTATATTTTGGAAAACCGATGATTCGCGACAATGACCGTTCTCACTACATGTATCCAAATGAAGCCCGATTACGAGATATGACATATGCAATGACGATTCATTACGATATTGATGTAGAATTTATAGATTATTTAGAAGAAAATGAACCTTTGAAACCTCTATTGGAAGAAAATTGGATTGAAATCGACGGAATTATTACGCCAATTGATAAGGAACAAATTATAGGAGGAGGAGGAGAAGAAGGAAGAGACAAAGACAAAGAACAAGAACAAGAACCAACCAGTTATAAATCGCAACAAAATCAACAACAAAAACACCAGCAACAACAACAAAACCAACAACAAAAACGAGAGTTATCTATTGCAGAAAAAGAAGTAATTTTAGGAGGAGCTCCAAAACAACAAGTGCGAAAACCGGCACCTCTACAGCGCCTTCGAAAACAAATTCGCCGTAAAGTAATTCCAAAAATATATCTCGGTAAATTTCCCATCATGGTGCAATCGGATTTATGTATTTTGGGAGGTCTTCCTCGCGAAATGCGTTATTCGTTGGGTGAATGTAAAAATGACCAAGGAGGCTATTTTATTATTCAAGGCAAAGAGAAAACTGTTATTTCACAAGAGAAATTCGCCGATAATATGCTTTACGTGCACGACTATAAAGCATTCGATAGTGAATTTACACATTCTGCTGATATTCGCTCCGTAAGTGAAAATGTGTCTAAACCGATTCGTACGCTTGGAGTGCGTATTGTTCGCCCAACCTCCACCTATACAAACGAAAATATTGTAGTGGATTTGCCAAATGTTACAAAACCCGTTCCGTTATTTATTGTGTTTCGCGCTCTCGGCATTCTTTCTGACAAGGAAATCATACAATATTGTCTGTTAGATATGGATAAATATGCACATATGTTGGACTTTTTTATTCCATCGGTTCATGATTCGCAAGAGGTCTATACCCAACGCAATGCTCTCTATTATATTTCACAACTGTTATTGAAACAGCGAACTATTCCAAAAACCATGGAGATTTTGGTGGATTATTTTTTACCACATATCGGAGAATTAAATTTTCGCGAGAAGGCTCTCTATCTCGGACAAATGGTATTCCGTCTTCTCTCCGTAAAACTCGGTATGGAAGTAGTTACGGATAGAGATAATTTTAAATACAAACGTATTGATACAACCGGAACGCTTATTTCAGAACTGTTTCGAGAATATTATAATATTCAACAAAATACGATTCATAAAAAGTTCGAGGCGCAATACAAAGTATATCACAAAGAAGGATTGGAAACCAATTTATATAAATTGGTGTTTGATAACCAAGAACAAATTTTCAAGGAAAATCGGGTCATGGACAAAGGATTTCAACGAGCATTCAAAGGAAATTGGGGAGCACAGGCACATACGAAACGAATTGGTGTAATTCAAGATTTAAATCGTCTATCGTTTAATTCGGCGATGAGTCATATGCGAAAAACCAATGTTCCAATTGATTCAAGTGCCAAAGTGGTTGGTCCACGATTGTTGCATACATCGCAATGGGGATATATCGACCCCATTGATACACCCGATGGTGCGAGTATCGGTATTCATAAAACATTGGCAATAACGGCACATATTACAAAAGGAGGGTCCCGAGAACCCATTTTACGGTGGTTGCGAGAAAAAGCAGGAATGACGATTTTAACGGATTGTTCGATAGATATGTTGGCAAAAATGACAAAAGTATTTGTAAATGGATTTTGGGCGGGGTCGATTCACAATCCCACGGAAGTTGTCGAACAATTACGAATATATCGCCGTAATGGACTTATGTCGACCTTTATTAGCGCCACATTCGATATTGCGCGAAATACGGTTATTATTTATACGGATGCGGGTCGGCTTTGTCGTCCTATTTTTTATACGGATTTGAAAAACGGCAACGTATCGGTTTCTGCCAAACGAATTCAATCCACTATTTTAAAAGGAAATGTGACATGGACGCAACTTACCACTGGCATACACGAACGTCGTCAGCCATTGTCAGAAACGCGTATTTATAATCACGAAGATGTATTTCCTGCATCGATGAATTTGGAAAAAAATCAGGCGGTAGTGGATTATATAGATACGAGTGAAAGTGAAAATGCAATGATTTCAACAAGTATCGACCATATATCCTCTTTATCTAAACGAGATGCAAGGACCATTACACATATCGAAATTCATGAATCCTTGATGTTCGGTGTCATGTCGAATCTGATTGTGTTTCCAGAAAACAATCCACTTGCCCGTAATTCTTTTTCGTGTGGTCAAAGTCGGCAGGCGGTCTCTCTCTATCATACAAATTACCAGAATCGTATGGATAAAACAGCAGTTATTTTAAATTCGGGGCAGACGCCACTGGTTCAAACGCGTTTTCTGGATATGGTGAATCACCGAGAGAATGTATATGGTCAAAATGCCATTGTTGCCATTATGTGTTATACGGGATATAATGTAGAAGATGCTATTTTAATCAATGAAGGGTCTCTCCATCGCGGTCTTTTTCGAACAACGTATTTTAATACATATCACGCCTTTGAAACAAAAGAAAAAGGTCCAGAAAAAGGAGCGGATTCGGTATTTTCCAATATTTTATCGTTAAATGCAAATGTGGCGGATGGTGGAGGTTCGGTAATTCGAACAAAACCGGGCTACGATTACGGATATTTGGACAAACATGGTATTATTAAAGAGGGGACCGTTATGAATGATAAAATTGTCATGATTGGAATGACTTCATCTACGAGAGCCGACCAATCGGTCACATGTAAAAAGGGACAAGTGGGAGTGGTGGATAAGACATTTATTACGGAAGGAGAAGAAGGAAACCGTATTGCGAAAATACGAATTCGAGAGGAGCGCATTCCCGCCATGGGCGATAAATTCGCATCACGTAATGGGCAAAAAGGAACTATTGGACTTATTATTCCAGAAAAAGATATGCCTTTTACAAAAGATGGACTGCGTCCCGATATGATTATTAATCCCCATGCGATTCCCACGCGTATGACGATTGGTCAATTGATTGAAGCAATTGTTGGAAAGGCTTGCCTAATATATGGTGCGTTTGGGGATTGCACCGCGTTTAATGTAAAAGGTAAAAAGGTTGCCGCCTATGGAGAACATTTATTGAAAATGGGGTATCATTCAAGTGGAAGTGATATTTTATACAATGGTATGACGGGAGAACAATTGGAATCGGAAATATTTATTGGACCAACCTATTATATGCGTTTAAAACACATGGTAAAAGATAAAATTAATTATCGCGCAGCCGGACCCAATACGGCATTAACTCGACAGCCCGTTAGTGGGAGAGCCAATGACGGAGGATTGCGTATTGGAGAGATGGAACGAGATTCATTGATTTCTCACGGAATCAGTAATTTTTTAAATGAGTCCATGATGGATAGAGCGGATAAATATTATATGGCAGTGTGCAATACAACGGGAATGGTGGCAGTATATAATTCGGCAAAAAATCTATTTTTCAGTCCAATGGCGGATGGACCTATTCAATATGCGGGTTCTCTGGTAGATAGTCAAGATATTCGCATTCGACATGTGACAAAATTCGGACGTAGTTTCAGTATTGTGTGTATTCCCTATTCGTTTAAATTATTGATTCAAGAATTACAGGCAATGAATATACAATTACGTATTATTACAGAGGATAATTTACCCCAATTGGAGAGTCTATCCTTCAGCACAAAAAATATATCGAAATTATTACGTGTTCCAGATACAACACCCATGACGGACCTAATTGAACTAACCGGAAAAATCGTATCAAAAACAAATGTTTTACAAAATAAAATACATAAACCATTTGAATCGGAAGATGAGGATGTTTTACGTGTTCATATACCGACCAAACAACCAGTTCCAATTATTCCCGTTCAAGGTTCTCCCGAATTTGCCACAGGGTCTCCCGCGTATAATCCGGAAAAAGGTTCTCCTGTTCAAGGTTCGCCCGATTTTGCCACGGGTTCGCCCGCATATAATCCGGAAAAAGGTTCGCCTAATTTTGCTACTGGTTCGCCCGATTTTGCCACAGGGTCGCCCGCATATAATCCGGAAAAAGGTTTTCCTGTTCAAGGTTCGCCCGATTTTGCCACTGGGTCTCCGGCATATAATCCAGAAAAAGATTCTCCTCTTAACGGAGGACAAAGTAACGGAGGACAAGAACAAGAATATTTTACAAAAGGAGACAAAGTGTTTTTGCGAGGAGGGGCAAGTAAAGATTCAAAACCAAATCGAATTTGGAATGTTGAAAATATTGGAAATAAATTTATTACAATTACAACGCAAGATTTAACTGAACTAAATGCGGACGATAGTATACAGGTGGTTAATCCAATTGATATTTATAAAATAGAAAACGGATATCACACGAATTCTTTTTTAAATCCGCCGGAATATCTACCGGAACAACAACCACAACCACAACAATCCCCAAATGGAGTGTATTTTAATCCGACTATTATTATTCAGGGGGACAATAGTAAAAATGAAATGCCGGCATCGGACCAACCTCACGAAAAAAAGGGAGGAGATATAAGAGAAGAAAATGCAACTCCAACAATACAAGAATCCGTTTCTGAACCGATTGATTTTACAAAAAATTTAATTATTAAAAAAATGTAAAACAAAGGTGCAAGGTCGACCCATCAGGTAAAATTGATAATATATTACCATATTTTTATAAATACTGATACTATTATTATTCTTAATGGGAATTAAAAAATTAAATAAATATTTGTATGAAAATTGTATAAATTCAATTCACACATTACATTTTAGAGAGCTTTCTGGAAAAACAATTGTGATAGATATAAGTATTTATTTGTATAAATACAAAGACACAATTATTGAATATTTGTATACAATGATCACGTGTTTTCTACAATATAATATAACTCCTGTATTTATTTTTGATGGGAAACCTCCTCCCGAAAAATATGCTTTGTTGTTACTCCGCGAGTCAAATAAAGCAAAAGCCGAGGCAAAATACAATGAAATAATTACAAAAACAAGTGACCACCGAAAACTGGATTCCTTGAAAAATCAGTTTGTCCGATTAAACGATACCAATTTCAAACAAGCCAAAGATTTATTGGATGCATATGGAATTCAACATATTACATCACCAACCGAGTCTGACCCATTGTTGGTATATTTAGTTCAATCGGGAAAAGCTTGGGCGTGTTTATCCGAAGATATGGATATGTTTGCCTATGGTTGTATTCGTGTGTGCCGTGGATTAAATTTAGATACACACGAACTATTATTATACGATACAGAATCTATTTTACGTGAATTGGACGTGTCTTTGGAAGATTTTCGACAAATCTTGGTATTGTCTGGAACCGATTACAACGAAGAAAACGGTGACCTATACATGACATGGAATTATTATTCAAAATACAAAGAACAAAAAAAAGAACAAAAAAAAGAACAACAACAACAAAAAGATTTTATTCAGTGGCTTTTACAAAATACAAACTATATTCAAAATTTGGATAAATTCTCTCAATGCTATTGTATGTTTTTGATGGAAAAATACGATGTTTTATTTTCATCTTTCAATCGCATGCAACTTATGCGCACTCCCTATCACCCAACCTCTCTTCGTCGTGTATTAGAAAAAGATGGATTTATGTTTTTAACGTAGTAATTATTTTGAATAGTCCAAGAACCAAAACCATGGGAACAAATCCCCAAAATGCAGTCCAGCCATATGTTACATGATGATAATAACCGTCTAAACTTGGAAAGATGCGGGTAAATCGAAATAGTATATCCAATACAATACCAAATAGTCCAACATACAACCACGTAATAGGAAACTGAAATAAATACATATATATCACATAAAAAAAAGATAGCATTCCTCCCGCAATAAACATGGATTCAAATTTGCCGTGTTGTTTAAAATAGGAATCCCCATCCAGACGGTCCGCCCAAATAAGGAGCGATTTGTTGTAATAATGCGTCCCCTATAATACCGACCATACACGCACTTGCAATTATTCTACAGTCCATTATACTTGAATAACATTTTTTTATTTTTTTGTTCCTATAAAGACCGCTTGCTCTAAATAGGAATAAAACATTCAGTAATATTTTTAAGATTTTTTCCTGAAAAGGAGGCTAAGAACAAATGATGAAATTTTTGGGAGTAACAATGAAATTTCCTTCATAATAAATAGGCGAATCTCCCAATTTTTCAACCGAGCCAAAATATTTATTATTATCCGTGTAATGGACCAGACTTGTTTTATTTTTTTTATTTGTATATGAACCGATTGTAGTTTTTATGTTTAGCAATCTACTATCACAATGATAGTAGATTTTTTTATTGTCGTCAATGATTTTCCATAGACCTTGCTCAATAAGCAATTGTAAATTTGAACGACGATAATTTGAATAACGATAGGATGATGACATTTATTTGATTTATTTGAGGGTTAATTTAAAAAAAAGATTTTCAATTTTTCCCACCATCTACGATATTTTTTTTATTTTTTTTTTAAATTCTAAATTCTAATGGTGTCCATAGTATCCAATAGAATAGAGTCCAATATTGATTGAATTTCATTGTATTTTTCAATTGTTTTTTTCGAAAGTTCAAATCCATATTGTTCCTTACATGTCGTATAAATCGGATTTTTTGAACAATGTAATTCTTGTAAAGCAAGAGTCTTTACTCCACTGAGCCTTGTGATTTTATTATTTACACAATGTAATCTTTGTAAATTGGGAGGAAGATTTTCGAGAGAAGTCAGTTGATTATTATAACAAATCAATTCTCGTAGAGTGGCAGGAAGAGTCCCAAAGGCTCCGCCGAGCCGTGTGAGTTGATTGTTGTGACAAACTAATGTTTGTAGTTCGGGAGGAAGATTGGTTAGAGAAGTAAGCTGATTATGTGAACAATCTACTGCTCGTAAATCTGGGGGAAGATTTTCGAGAGAAGTTAGTTGATTGTTATTACACTGTAAAAATCGTAAGGCTGACTCGGTTTTTCCCTCTGTTTTCCCATCCTCTAATCGGTCGCGATCACTCCCTCGAAAGTTGAGACCCGTGAGTTTATTTTCCCAACACAATAATTCTTCTAAAGTGAGAGGAAGATTGCTGAGAGAGGTCAGTTGATTTGTACAACACAATAATCTCTGTAGATTTGGAGGAAGATTTTCGAGAGAAGTAAGCTGATTGTCCGAACAATCTAATATTTGTAAATTGGGAGGAAGATTTTCAAGAGAAGTAAGTTTATTATCCGAACAATATAATGTTTCTAGATTGGGAGGAAGATTGTTTAGAGAAGTGATTTGATTGATTGAACAATCCAATGTTTGTAAATTTGTGTATAGAGATAAATCCGGTAAAACTTGTAAGTTTTGTTTCGAAAAATTCAAATAGGTTACGGTATAATCAGTCATTTTAAGTTTGTTTATTAAAACATAAAAAAAGATTTTCAATTTTATTCAGCTAATAGGAACAGATAGTAGATTCTTATTTTAATAACGGGCAACATTCTTTTTCTTTTTCCATTCGTTTGATTTCATTGTATTTTTCAATCGTTTCTTTGGTAACTTCTTCAACTCTATACATTTTCTGGCATATTATAGAAATTGGATTATTTTGACAATTGAATGATATTAAATTGGGAGGAAGATTATCAAGAGATGTTATATAATTATTTATCAATTTTATTAACTCTCTCATCAATGGTCCAAGTTTTATTTTAATAGAGGACAGCATTCTTTTTCCATTCGTTTGTTTTCATTGTATTTTTCAATTGTTTCTATAGAAAGTTCAATCCATATAGTTTTATAAATTGGATTATTTTCATAATATAATTGTTGTAAAGTAAGAGGTAAAATATCCAGAGAAGTGAGTTGATTATTCCAACACCATAAGTTTCGTAAATTGTGAGGAAGATTTTCAAGAGAAGTCAGTTGGTTATGGTGACACCATAATTCTTGTAGATTGGGAGGAATATTGTTTAGAGAAGTCAATTGATTAGCATAACACCATAATACTTGTAAAGTGGGAGGAAGATTGTCAAGAGAAATAAGTTGATTGTTTGAACAATGTAAGTTTTGTAAATTGGAAGGAAGATTGTTTAGAGAAGTCAGTTGGTTATTATAACACTGTAATGTTTGTAAATTGGAAGGAAGATTGTCGAGAGAAGTCAGTTGATTATCGTGACAATTCAATTCTCGTAAAGTGGGAGGAAGATTATCCAGAGAAGTGAGTTGATTATCGTGACAATATAATGTTCGTAAATTTGTATAGAGAGATAAATCCGGTAAAACTTGTAATTTTCGATTCCATAAATCCAATCTTGTTACTGTATAATCTGTCATTTATTATTAATGTTTGTTTAAAAATAAATATCAATTTTCTTTGGTTGCTATCTATTTAAGTTAAGTAGCGGGCAACATTCTTTTTCCAATCGTTTGATTTCATTGTATTGTTCAATTGTTTTTATAGAAAGTTCAAATCCATATAGTTCCAGTATGTGTACTAATACATCTTTTTTTATTAGTAAAACAATCACTACACCATTTGCTAATACAATTATAACAATTATGGTTTGATATGACTGAAACATAACTATTATATTTTCCACATTCTATACACAACTCACAAGTATGTTCATCATCTGAACTATATTCATAACATTTTTCACATTTATAACAAGTATGTTCATCATCTGAACTATATTCATAACATTCTTTACATTTATCACATTCGCGACAACTACAATTTTTATTTTCATTTCCACAATCTATACAACAACATTCTAAACAACTTCCGTAGCAATCATCACCCCAATAACTTTTACCCGTTCCATAACAAACCTCACAATAATTTCCATCGCATAATTCATTTTCATCACTATCATTGTCTTCACAACAATCTTTTGCAAAATGCCCTTTCTTACCACATTTATAACATTTATCACTTATTGAGCGAATAGTTTGTAATGCTTTATCTTTATCATATTGTGATAATTTTACATTACAATATGAACCTCCGCGCACATTATCAATTCCATATTTTTCCATAGCAATTAAAGTATATTTTTCTTCATCAAACGCGTCACCCTTCACTTCCGACAAAACCTTTATTGGTTTATATAATTTACTCCATTCACTTCCTTCTTCTTGAAAATGTTTTAAGATTCTTTGTTTTGGAACACACGACTTTCCAACATAATATTTATTATTTTCAAGTTCAAGTGTATAAATAGTTGTTGTCATACTGATTTTATAAAAAATGTTTGTTTAAAACATATCAATTTTATTCGGTATGTGTTCCAGATAAAATTGATGAATAAAATGCATATTTTTTAATCAAATCTATCATGTCTGAGGTAAAGAAACCTTCCTTAAAAAAACAAGTAAAATCATCCTCTGAACAACCGCAACCACAAAAAAAATTATCCACTGAAGATGAGGTGTTGGCAGATACATATCAAATGAAAAGCGAAATTGAACACATATTGGACCGACCCGATACATTTATTGGTTCAAATCAATCTCAATTAACGGGAATGTGGACAACCACCTTACAAGGACAATCTTTTATTGATTTTAAAGAGATTGAGTATAATCCGTCACAATATAAATTATTTGACGAGATTATTGTAAATAGTTGTGACCACATTGTTCGTATGAATCAATCCACGCTGGCTGATAAAAAAATGGTAACCTTTATTGACGTTATCGTAAATTCGGACACCGGCGCTATTTCTATTATGAATGACGGCGATGGATTGGATGTAGCGAAACATCCGATTCACACAAATATTTGGATTCCAGAACTTATTTTCGCACATTTGCGCACATCCAGTAATTACAAAGCCGAAGACCGAACCGTCGGTGGTAAAAACGGATATGGGTCAAAACTCGTATTTATTTGGTCAACATTCGCCCGTTTGGAAACGGTGGATCATCGTCGCCGATTAAAATATACACAAGAATTTCGAAACAATTTGAATGACATTGGTATTCCTGTAATAGAACCCATTCCATCGAGTTTAAAAAATGTAAAATCATATACTCGCGTAACATTTATCCCTGATTATGCGCGTCTCGGATTGGCGGGAATTTCGCAAGATATGTTGGCACTCTTTTATAAACGAACCATCGATGTTTCGGCTTTATCTCCCACATCTATTAAAGTATCGTTTAATGGAACACTTATTGACGTAAAATCTTTTAAGAAATACGTTGAATTGTTTTCATTTAATAGGGATACGGATAAAGATAAAAACAAACATATTTTCGAGATAGCAAATGAACGCTGGGAATATGCGGTTTCTATATCATCAGTCGGCGAATTTAGACAAGTGTCGTTTGTAAATGGTATTTGCACATTTAAAGGCGGGAAACACGTGGACTATATTGTCGACCAAATCACTCGAAAAATGTCGGAATTTATCGAGAAAAAGAAAAAGGTCAAAGTGAGTCCTTCCTCCATTAAAGAACAATTGTTTTTATTCTTACGATGCACCATTGTGAATCCGGCATTTAATAGCCAGACAAAAGAATACATGGATACACCTATTTCCAAATTCGGGTCGTCGTGTGTTATTAGTGACGGATTTATTGAAAAAGTCGCCAAACTCGGCATCATGGACCAAGCCTGTTCGATTACCCAAGTAAAAGAAAATAAACGAATTGCAAAAACTACCGACGGAAAAAAGGGAACTCGTGTGCGATTGGAAAAATACATTTCGGCTTCATTTGCGGGAACAAAAGAATCGAAAAAATGCGTTCTTATTTTATGTGAAGGAGATTCGGCAAAGTCCGGTGTTATGTCGGGACTTTCGCAAGAAGACCATGATTATATTGGCATTTATCCATTGAAAGGAAAAGTATTGAATGTGCGTAAAGCCGATGCGAAAAAGATTGGAGATAATAAAGAAATATCCGAATTGAAACTCATTCTTGGTTTAGAAAATGGACGCACCTATTCTACATGGGAAGATGTCTATAAATATTTGAATTATAGTAAAATTATGATTTTATGCGATGCCGATGTAGATGGTTCTCATATTAAAGGTCTTATTATTAATTTATTTCATAGTCAGTGGGCATCATTAGTTCAGTTAGACGGATTTTTATCTTATATGTTGACTCCCATTCTACGCGCAAGTCGGACGGGACATAAAACGCTATCCTTCTACAATGACGGAGAATACCGAGAATGGGAACAAAGTAACAATAGTAATAGTCAATGGAAAATAAAATATTACAAAGGATTGGGGACGTCTACCGCCGAAGAATTTCGCGAGTATTTTGCGAATAAAAAATACGTGGATTATATTTATACTCCTGTTATTAGTGACGATAGTATTGACAAGGCGTTTAATGATAAACGAAGTGACGACCGTAAATTATGGTTAGGGCAATATGATAAAACACAATTTATTAATACAAATGAAACGCGTGTAACATATGAGACATTTATCGACCATGATTTGATTGATTTTAGTATTGAAGATTGTGCTCGGTCGATACCCAGTATCGTCGATGGACTTAAACCGTCGCTACGCAAAATTCTGTATTCGGCGTTTAAGCGTAATTTAACATCCGATATTAAAGTTGCGCAATTTGCAGGTTATGTATCCGAACATGCGGCATATCATCATGGTGAAGTAAGTCTTCAAGGAGCTATCATTAATATGGCACAAACATTTGTCGGTTCAAACAATATTGCGCTATTGTTTCCCGCAGGTCAGTTTGGAACGCGAGTTATGGGCGGAAAAGACGCAGCTTCACCGAGATATATTTTTACACATTTATCTAAAATTGCGCGAACCATTTTTCCGAAATCCGACGATGCCGTGTTGCGGTATTTGCAGGATGACGGTCAATCGATTGAACCCGAGTTTTATGTGCCCATTTTACCGATGGCACTAATTAACGGGTCGGACGGAATTGGCACGGCATATTCGACGACTATTTTACCTTATAATCCAAGAGAAATTGCATTGTATTTACAAGAAATGATACAAACACCGACGCAACAAATACCGACGCAACAAACACCGACACAACAAATACCACAACAAAAACTATCTCCCTATTATCACGGATTCAAAGGAACCGTGGTTGAAGTGAGTGCCGATAAATATCTTATTCGAGGCACATATTCGGTTATTTCGGATACAGTCATTCGTATTAGCGAGTTACCGATTGGGATGTGGACCGATACGGCGAAAAATATATTAACCGAATTATGTGACACATCGCGAAAAGATAAAGACGGTAAATCCATTCCAACATTCATAAAAGATTTTACCGAAAATCATACCGATACAATTGTGAATTTTACCGTTGAGTTTATAGCGGGAAAAATAGAAGAATTATTGGCACAAGTCGATCCAAAGACGGGAATCAACGGCATTGAAAAACTATTGAAATTAACGACTACTGTATCAACGACAAACATGCACATGTTTGACTCTAAAGGACGTTTGCGAAAATACAACCATGTGAATGAAATTTTAGATGAGTTCATTGAAGTGCGATTGCACACATATATGGAGAGAAAGGCATACCAAATAAAACAATTGGAACATGACTTGATTATTCTGTCAAATCGGGCTCGGTATATTCTGGCGTTGTTAGATGGTGAATTGGATTTGCGTAAAAAAACAAAGGCGGATATTTATCGTATATTAACAACCATGGGATTCGATTCGATGATTCACGTGGATTCAGAGGAAGGTGTGGATTCAGAAACGACTGTATCCTATGAATATTTGTTAAAAATGCGAATGGATTCAGTGAGTAAAGAAAAGGCGGATAAAATAATCATGGAACGAACTCTGGCAATTCAACAATTGTCGGAATTAAAAGAAACTACCGTTCAAACTATGTGGTCGCGAGATTTGACGAATTTTATGACAGAATACGACAAATATGTAGTTGAACTTAACGAGACAAATTCAACCGTTGTAAAAGAAAAGGTCGTGAAGAAATCTGCAAATGCAAATGAGAAAACAAATGCAAATGAGAAAAAAAAGAAAATCGTTAAAGGTTAAAAAATATGAGATTGAAATGTAAAAATAGATGTTCCTCCCGAATTATTTCCATAGCCGGTTGTTATGGTTGAAACATTTCCCGTATTTCCGGTAATAACAGTGGATGCATTTTGTCTACGATTTCGCACATACTGGGAAAACCGCATAGCTTTTGTAATAGAGGGGTCATTTCCTCCCGTTTGAAGAGGCACATATTGAATTTGTTTAAGACAATTTGCGATGGAACAGTATTTTTGTATGTTGTTGGTTCTCGCTAATTGTAGATTTTCGACAAGGTCGTCTTGTGGAAAAGTTGCCATATTGGTTATACATTATATTACGATATTATATTTTTATTTATTTCTTTCATTCGTAAAAATTTCGTAACTTTACTGCTATTTTTTTGTTCCGTGCGAATAAATATGTTTTTACCATCCGGCACACTAATTGTAAAGTATTTATTGTCAGGTGTTTTCAATGCCCAATATCCGTTGATTTGGGAGTCGGTTGATAATCCAAATATTGACGCAACATCAGGGCTAAATATATGCCCAACCGTTGTTTGATTTGCTGTTATAATTTTTTGTTTTTGTTTTTCGTTCTCATAGGCGACTATAACATAGGGGTGTAAATCCATTATCGGTCCGGACCCATATATTGTGCGTCTGGTTGCATTGCGTTTGGTTGCATTGCGTTTGGTTGCATTGCGTCTGGTTGCATTGCGTCTGGTTGCATTGCGTTTGACGGTTCGTCGGCGTTTATTTACCATAATACAATATATCTATATTATTCTGTATGTAAAAGTCGTTGTGCAACCAATATACATTGTTCTTCCGGAGTTAATTTTTGAAATATAAGAGCATTATGGAACGAAACCTGAAAAAAACGAACACCCTTTTTGCACTTTATATTCATATTTCCATTTGAAGTTTCAACAATATCAGTGACAATTCCCCCGTTTGTTATTTTGTCTTTGGGTATTTTTTCATCAATGTCAAGCCTTTTTTCATCAAGCCTTTTTTCGTCAAGCCTTTTTTCGTCGAGCCTTTTTTCGTCAAGCCTTTTTTCGTCGAGCCTTTTTTCGTCAAGCCTTTTTTCGTCGAGCCTTTTTTCGTCAAGCCTTTTTTCGTCGAGCCTTTTTTCGTCAAGCCTTTTTTCGTCAAGCCTTTTTTCGTCAAGCCTTTTTTCGTCAAGCCTTTTTTCGTCAAGCCTTTTTTCGTCAAGCCTTTTTTCGTCAAGCCTTTTTTCGTCAAGCCTTTTTTCGTCAAGCCTTATCCATCGAATGTATTTACCTTTTTTAATTTGGTCGATACGGTGTATTACATAAAATCCCGTTAAATTGTGATAAAAATCTTCATTTAAATTATGCAGTTGCAATGAATTGATTACATCTATAGATATTTGTTCTAATGATACGTTCATATAATATATTATTTTTATTATTTATATGAATTGGTTCTTATGAATTGGTTGTTGTAAATACGGTATCACATGTTACGCAAATATATGAGTATTTTAATTGTTCATCGTCATATCTCACATAAATAATTTCAGCCGGATTTTTCTCTCCATTTTTTCCGATAACATTTGTTTTACATTGAGCATTCGGACATTCCATATTATATACGCGCGGAAGAGTTGGATCATGTTTTGTATATGGATTAATATTGTAGTTATAATTTTGAGTATTGGTTGTATTGGTTTCTAATACACAAACACTTTCAACCTCTTTATCCACATGTCCGCATTTTCGACAGTAAGATGATAATTTGTTTTCGTTTTCTTCGTCAATGCGAATATAATACATATTGTCACAATTAGAACAGAATTTCATAATAAGTCGTATAATATATAATATCTATTTGTTTTATGTTTTAATTATCAATTTTTATCTTTGATTGGATAAAATCTATTTGATGAGCAAAATTGAATTCTATTTTTCATATTTTTTATTCAAATTCCTAAAATATGACTACACCCGAACAATCTACTTTTATGAAATCGTTTTCATCCGCTATAAATAGTTTGACTCCATTATGGAGTGCAAATATTTTGGCGGGGGTTGCACTCGGTAATGAATATAACATGATTATCACACTCATATTGGGTCAATTTACAACAAAAATTCTCCAAAATATAAATGACGTAACAGTTATTATTATTTGTATCGTTTGTTCTATAATAGCTCTATGTATCAAATACAGTTATATTCCAACCATTTCATTGTTTCATGTATCGGAAGAATGTTTTGGATACTCATATCACAATGATATGAGAAGCTCGATTGCATTTTATATGTGGAATGATTTTCTGTTAAATCAACCTGAAATAACCATGCGTATGAATTTATCAAATCAAAATATACATTACAAACATATAACGCAAATTATACAAAGTTCCCATAAAAATTGGATTCCTATTTCTGCATTGAAAGGTATTTCTGTAAAAATCGTTGTTCGCGATGATATTGGAAACTGTTCCATATCGATAAAATCAACTCTAAAACGAGGAGAATTAGACAAACTAGAGCAAGAAATGTTGAAAAAATATATGTCCGACAAACCGAAAATATATGAAATCCTATACCTGCACGAAAAAGAAGACCCTTTGATTCCCATATCAAACGAGTTCAAAATGGTTCATAAACAACTCATTCAAAATGAAATACAAGTTAGTTCAACGGTTTCTGTAGCAAAAGGAACATTAGACACACAAATGAAAACAGCGGAAGAAAAATCCGACGAAATATATGCAAAATCCCGATTTATGTGTATTTATTATGAAATTGTTCCTGATGTATTTATTACAATTGGATATGGATATGCATCAGATTACCATACAAATACCAGTGGATACACATGTAATATTTATTCGAAAAATAAAAAACAATTCAATGAATTTATGGAAATGATTCAACAAAAATACGATTCCGAGATGTGTATTTACCAACAAGCCTATATGCGATATGAAGGATATGAAGGATTTGATGGTGGTAATACAGGAAGAGCTTTTGGAGGTCGTTTGACAGAAATGATAGATTATTGTTATCCGATTATTGCATTAAATTATTATTTGGTCCACACATGTAATATAAACCCGATTACAATTTCAAAATTAAGCAATGGTTCCTCTGATAGATATTGGTTTTATGAGAAAAAACTGCTATATAAAATAGGAAATTTATATCATCATAAAATAACCTATAATAAAACCAATACAATTCATTTGAATATCGCTCGTATACCGGAAAAAGACCAAAAGGTATCCATGTATCAAACACCATCGACCAATGTGATTTATTCTCTCCGATGTGAATCCGCCGAAATATTACATGAGTTTACAGAAAAGATGATTTCCGAATTTACGAAAATAAAAATAAATATAGAAAATGTGGACCCAGCTCTCTATCATTTTGTGTATTCAGGAAACAATACATTTATATCTAAAATTTTGTCGAGTCCCACAGAAGAGTTATATGAAACGTTTGACCACATACACAATGAACATTCGGATGTTTTCAAAAAACAATTGGACCTGTTGAAAAACAAAGAATTCTATAAAAAACGTGGATTAAAACGTAAATTGGGGTTTTTATTTAGTGGTGTGTCTGGTTCTGGAAAAACATCGTCCGTAGTGGCAATGGCGTTGCATGATAAACGACACATTATGGAGATTAATTTTAGTGCCATAAAAACCCAATCTGAACTTGAAAATATTATTAATAAAACAGAAATTAACGGAATTAAATTTACCAAAGAACAATTAATATTGTTATTTGATGAAATGGAAGTTGGATTAAAAAATCACAATAGAAGTATTAGTGGCGAACAATCTCCCGTAAGTGATTTTTCCGAATCGGTGGATAAGTGTTTTATGGATAAGTGTTTTATGGATAAGTGTTTTATGAAAATACAGAACCAGAACAAAAACCAGAATGAGAACCAAAACCAGAATGAGGACAAGAACGATACAAAAATAGATATTAGTAAAGTGTTGAGTATTTTGGATGGAATTGGAAATTACAACGGTCTTGTTATTATCGGAACAACCAATTACAAAGAACAATTAGACGCATCTATTTACCGGTCCATGCGATTGACATTGTATGAGTTTCAAAATTTGCGTAAATGTGATGCCATTGCCATTATTGAACAGTATTTCGATTGTTGTATGACAAATGAACAAAAAGAATTGATTATTGACCGACAATTTGTCCCCGCTAAACTAATTCATCAGTGTATTACCTATTGCACTACATTAAAAATAGACGAATTTATGAAACGTTTAGTAGGATAGACAGCTCCATCTAAGAGACAGTTCCATCTAAGATACAGTTCCCTCTAAAAATCATTCGCAATATCGCATGTTTCATCCTCGTCGTCTTCCGTTTCAACCATAATAATTCCGATACCTTTCCAAATATTGTTTTCCGGTTTGCCATATTCTTTTTCAAATCGTGTGTATAATTCCATCGGTTTTGGCACATTTTTTTCACCGTATAAATTAATAAACCATTGTTTAAAACAATCTCTCAACTGCGTCTGGCTTAATTTCACTTTGGGCGAGTTCGGCAATTTCTCTATTTTTTCTTTAAAGAACAGTGCCATCACATCTTGTGCTTGTTGATATGCATTACTTGCACCCATAACCGTTGGACAATCTTCCACCAATCCTTTTGTTCGTACCGCAACTTTCACCAACATATACATGAAATATTCTTTCCATTCATCGAATTTTTCATCAATCTTTAAATTCAATTTGAATTGATATGGTTTTAATGGATCTCCCTGAACGGGATTCTCTGTAAAAAGAGACGGAAATGGAACTTCACGAATACGTCTCCATGTTCCGTGAGTCGCCTCGCCAATTTCAAGACGTTCATTGGAACAAATAGCCAGTTTAAATTGCGGTAAATATTTTAAGGTATTTGTCATATAGGGAGCTCGACATTGAATTGTGTCTTTTCCACTGGTAAGTTCTTTCATAATACCATCATTGATTTTATCGCCTTTGGTCGCTTCTTGCATCACTCCATACCGTGTGCCTTTTAATTCAACTAATTCAGGAGTTAATCCACCGACCTCCGCTCTTCGCCCTGTAACCATTCGCAACGGAACACTTCCTTTGTATTCTCCCAAGATTTTAGACATTAAATCCATCAACACGGATTTACCGTTTTGTCCATGTCCGATATACATATTAAAGGTTTGATTCGCAGCAATACCGATAAGAATAGAAGCCAAATGTTCCCACATATATGTATGTAAATCTTCAATCGGAAACAATTGTCGCATAAATAGACGAATTTCATCCATAATTCGCATGGCTTTTGGAGTTGATACTTCTTTATCAGACAAATACGTAATACCGGTGCTTTTTGTAATACAATCTTCGGGTCGTCCCGGACGAAAATATCCTTCGTTGTCCGTTTCTTTAAAATCAATAACTCCATTTGTGAAACAGAGTAAATAGGGATTTAAATCCATTTTCTCCAAAAAGTGACTATCGTAAAAGAATTCCATTGCTTCTGTCATTACATTATTTTTACTTGAAGTAGAACACAGAGAGGATTGTATTTTCGCCATTTTTGCTAATTTTTTTAATTGTCGATTTTTTTCATCTTCGTTATCTTTAATTTCGGCAACACGAGTCGACTCGGCACGATGAATATCTGCAAATAATTCGTGTAATTGTCCGGATATTTTACTACGTAATGTAGTGCCGGTTTCATCAATTGCCCAGCGATGATTGCAAAATCGATACCATATTTTACCTTTAATACTGGCACACACATATTCGTCTTTAAACAAATGAAATAAAAGTTCGGCAGTTTTTACATCACCACTATCGGGATTTTTTATTAAATTATGAATATATTTACTGACGGAATTGTCTCGAATTTTTGTAAATTCCGCCTCATTTTCAGATTTCGACCAGTGCATAATAGAACGTTGTGTTAATCCATCGGGTCTATTCATATCAAATTGCAACCATTCGGCATAATAATTTTGTATGCTTGTTGGATACGTAAAATCGGGTCGAAGTGATAATAAATATATCCAAACAATAAACATCCTATCATCAATATTTCTCAATGCCCAACCTACCCGCATACGACGGTCGTATGTTCCCGTAACACAATATTTTTCGGGAGGTAGAATCATCGTATAATTAAATGTATCAATTAAATCATATTCTCGGGATTGTTCTAAATCCGCCAGCAATTCATCCACGACTCGTTTTAATTCGTCTCGACACGTTACTGAAAAGAGTGCAGTCAAATGATTTTGGATAAATGGACTCGTCTTTTTATTTGTTAATGACGTATTTCTGGAAGCGGAGGATTTATGAGGGGCGGTTGTGGAGGAAGCTACCAAATAATTTTCAATAAAACTTGGTCGATATATAGGATTGTATAATACTTTGTTTCTTGCGGACATTTGTTTTAATTCATCAATAGATACGATACCTGTAACTGCCCTACACCGGCGCATAAATTCTGAATCGGAAGGGTCAAATGTGATGTCGTGAATATATGTAAGTGTGTATGCTTCGTGGTCTGGTTTGCGCGAACCATACATTTGCCAATTTGTGGTTCCGTGTGCAATTCCCTCGTCAACGACATCTTTCCATGTATTAATAATAGGCAAATCTTCCCACATGTTACTTAATTCCGTAACAATTTTATCACGAATATATAAATGCACCTGACGATGTTCAACTCCTAAACCAAATATAAGATGAATTCCGTCTTTTGTCATATTTTTTTCAGATACAGGATTTACATGTGCCTTTTCAAGCACATACACCGGAAATTTTGTATTTGCATCGAATGTATAAACGGATTTTAGTTCTTTTAAATATGTGTCTATCAAATCGTCAATGTGGTCTTTTGTGTACAGTCGTTCTTTAATATCAAGTGAAAAGTGAAGGTCCAAATCCACGAGCAAAGGTCCTCCTCCATGAATATGTTGAGCTTCTGTCAAATATTCTTTGTTCCCTTGTTCAAAAACATGGGCGTGATATAGTTCAATAAAGGTGGAATAATCTTGGTCATTAATATGGTAATTACCACCGTATATATCCTTATCTTTATTTCCAATACGGGTATTTGTTGAGGGCTTGTCGGTGAATTCCTTTTTGGTTGTATGTGACTTTAAAAAGGAATGATAGGGGGCATTGTTATGCATATACTATATTTTTAATGTATATTTATGTTGATTGCCTTTCAATTTTTCTTGGCGTGCATTCACAAAAATGTAATTGGCATATAAATTTATGTGTGGATTATTTCAATAAAGGGCAACATTCTTTTTCCAAATTGTCGATTCGTTTCATTTCATTGTATTGTTCAATCGTTTTTACAGAAAGTTCAAAATTAAAATCATACATTTCCATATAAATTGGATTGTTTTGACAATTGAATAATTGTAAATTGGGTGGAAGATGGTCAATAGAAGTTAGTTGATTCGTGCTACAGCATAATACTTGTAACTTGGAAGGAAGGCGGTCAAGAGAAGTGCCAAAGGCGGACTCTAATCGGTCGTTATCACTCCCTCGAAAGCCGAGCCTTGTGAGTTGATTATTATTACAATATAATTTTCGTAAATTGGGAGGAAGATTTTCGAGAGAAGTAAGTTGATTATTGTCACAATGTAATTGTTGTAAAGTGAGAGGAAGATTGTTTAGAGAAGTCAGTTGATTATTTTCACAATGTAATTGTTGTAAAGTGAGAGGAAGATTGTTTAGAGAAGTAAGTTGATTATTGTCACAATGTAATTGTTGTAAAGTGAGAGGAAGATTGTTTAGAGAAGTCAGTTGATTATTTTCACAATGTAATTGTTGTAAAGTGAGAGGAAGATTTTCGAGAGAAGTCAGTTGATTATTGTCACAATGTAATTCTCGTAAATTGGGAGGAAGATTTTCGAGAGAAGTTAATTGATTATTCCAACAATATAAATATTTTTAATTGGTTGTACTTCTTCCGTGTCATTAATTTTCCCTCAAAAATCATTTTATTATTATTTGTTCTTATATCGGTTTTGCCAAAAATTCCGTTAAAGGAATCGTTTCTTTTTCAATTCCTTCATCTAACAATTCCTGTGGAATTGAAAATAGAGAGCCATTCGTTTTTGTAATTATACTATAATTTGGAACTGTATATGTCGATGGAGCAGGAGACCGCACAAAATAAAATCCCTTCTGTATATCTCCCGACAATACTAACCATAACATTTTCCCCCACGATGTCTCTCCAAATCCCGTTCCACTATGAAATAGTTGTTTTAATCCATACACGGAAAACAAAACAATGGGTAGATTTTTAGCGGTTGCTAAAATCCATAAATCAATATCGGTAAAGATATAATCCGCTCCTACTATGCGCGACGTAATGTATTCCATATCTATTTTTTTCTTTAATACCGTCGTCATGGTTTTATCGGTCTTCCAAACAATTTGTATCTTTTGTAAAAGACCCGTATCTATCTTTTCGTATCCGCGAATTAATTCCTGTTTTATATCGTCTATAGAAAATACCATATTATTGTCTTTGTTTATATCATTCATAATATATCGTATTACGTGGAAGGAACATGCGGGAGTATCGTATTTGAAAAACAATTCTTCGCCCAATAATGTAAAATGTCGAACCCAAACCGATTTTGCGTTACCCTTTATTTTTTCACGTTTGTCGATACATTCAATTTCTAACTGTGCCATATAATTTGTTCCTTGTTGTTTATTGCGAAAATCAGATACTTTAATGGAAGGATAGGTAAATGCATCATGAATCATCGGCTCCGCCATATCATACGACATATTTCGAACATAATTATTTTGATGAAATACATGTATATTTGTGAAATAGGTGGTGGATGATGTATTTGTTCCAAATAAAAGTGTTTCCATCATCACCAATTCATTGTCCCGAATTTGGTATTCAATATTAGAGAGATTGATTGCATTTTCCAACATATACATGCGAATTCGTGCATATCGTATCAATTCATCTGCGAGACGTGTATAATAATATGTTTTATTGTCCATTTCTGAATGCATTAGATTTTGTTTTGGTATTAAAAGTCGGCAACGTCCCGTTTCTTGGTCTATTTCACATAATGAAGAAGATGATGCTGATGAAGAAGATGATGCTGATGAAGAAGAAAACGATGAAGAAGAAAACGATTCCGGAATAGGTAATTGAGAGAAATCCACGGTGAGTTCAAATCCAATTTCACGTTTTGATGCTTGATACAAATAATTACGTAACCATTCTATTTTATCATTGTATACGTATTTTTTGCTCTCTACTAATTGTATAATTTTATTACGATACGTGCGATTTTTATAGTCATTTAATAAAATACGCATAGATGTATAAAATGCCGTATAAAACATATTTTCCCATTCAATATTTCGAATCATCCGCAATCGGTCTGGGTCTTCATGGAGTTTAACGGCAATTTCTCTATCTATATCTAACGAATTCTGTCCATCCATAAATTGAATTCCGTCAATTAACATGGCGTCTGTATATGGCTCCGGTTGCACTTGAATAAACTGATTTGTTTCCGTTAATATTCCCGACACAATATATGTATCCGTATCCGTATTTTTATGCGCAATTACATATATCGGTTTGCACGGAACTTTGTGTTGGGATTTTTTGGTAACGCTATTTATTTCTGTTTTATGAAAGGTGTATATCTGTTTTAATATATCTATTGTATCCCAATACGAATTCCAAAGTTCGGGAGTGTCCATCGACTGTATATTTGTAATTTGCGAAATAGGCGATGACGGAAAACACGGAATAAATTGATAAGGACTGGTCGAACTGTTGTTGTCGTGCACCATAAACCCGATTACTTTCGACTGGTAATTTACAATTTGGCTTTGCATGTGCCACCTATTTCCTTGTATTAAAATATCATACAAATCTGTCGGGTTTTTACTACGGATGAATTTTGCCACAGATAAACTTGGAACTGAGGTGCATTGGGTTTGTTGATAATGTTGCACCTTTTTCAATACATCCGTTAACGTGTTCATGCGCAATAATGTTTTGTATTTCACGTCCATTTCATTTAATACGAATGTTTTTGTGACGGTGATTTGATGCAATCGTTTATTTGTTTCATTTTGTTTTTCTTCATAAATATAAATAGGTTCATAGGTATCATTTTCCTTATATAAAAGAACACACTCCTTGGTTTCATCATACAGTGCATTTGATGAATATGAATTTGTCGGACAGATAACGCGAACCAATTCCCGACTGTCGTGTTTCACAACTTCAAGAATAATTAAATTTATAGGATACGGAATCAATTCGGGTATTTGTGTTGTAAATATATCCCATAAAAATGTATGGTCTTTTACAATAGACGGTTCTACTATATACGCGATAAAATTTTCATATGATGCAATTGTATATCTCGCAAAATCTTCTTGTGCATCCGTAAAATAATCCGATGACAATCGTTGATAAAATTGACTTTCTCGGTATTTGTCAATATCAATGGACGCATAATCCGGATTTAACGGTGCGAACGTCGCCACAAGAGAACTGTTATGCATAACTAAAAATAAATCAATCGTAATATATTTCGCGAGAATCGCAATCATATCCGACAATGATGTGGAAACACTATGTTCCATAAATTCGTCTTTTTTTTCTGGATTGTTCTGGATTTTTTTTCGCAATTGCAACACGTCATATATTTCACAAAAACAGGAAAGAAACGACTGTTGTGGTTGCATTCCATATCGTAAAAGAATCGGCGGAATATTTCCTTGCATTTTACGTTTTTGGGTGAAATCGGTTCTTTGAATTTGGAGAAACATTTCGAGAGAAGGTGAGAGATATCCAAATCGACCATATTCCAACGGAAATGCATTACTTATATATTCATTTTGGTTGATGGCTAATTTTTCAAGTTGGCTTTGCTGTTGCTCGCGTTCTTCTTTTTGTTTTCGATGTTCCTGTTTTTGTTCGTGCGTTTTCACGAAACAACAGGGAATTTTATAGGGAGAACGTTCGGTGGTTGAGAGAAACCCGGGGAAATTCTCAATATAATTACCGCTTTTATCTTGTCGTTTAAATTCATACACAAAGTTCCCGTTTTTCATTTCTTTTACTTTGTCCGTGGTTTTCATAATTCCTCCACACACTCCACTTTTTGCTTCTTTTTCACTCATGCTTCGATTTTCATTCATACACCAATATCGGGGGCAAATATAATAATATGGATTGTCCGCATCCGTTCCATATTCTAATGCATGATTGTTGTAACTGGCACTTCCAGATGTGGCATCAATATGTTCTTTTTCGGCTTTTGTTAAAATAACTGGTTGGCGCATGGACTGACAAATCGTCGAATAACCGCTATAGCGTTTATCCACACTGTCTTCAAATAATATAGGTTCTTGTTTTTTTAATCGTTTCAGAAAATAATTTTTAATATCATAGGCTTTCGTATTTTTTTTAATAGCCATATTTTGTTGCACTGGTTGCGAAGTCTCTGGTAACGAAGTCTCTGGTAACGAAGTCTCTTGTAGAGAAGAGGAGAGGAGTGGTTCTTTTTCTTTGGGCTGTTCTTTATTTTTGGGCTTTTCTTTTTCTTTTGGCTGTTCTGGTGTGGATTCCTCTTCCTCATCCTCTTCTTCATCTTCATAAATATATTCATCCTCATCATCGTTTAATAAAAACAAATTCTGTGGTTTTTTAATACTGTCGGACGACGATTTATTTTTAGATGACGATTCGTTTTCTTTTTCTTCTGATTTTTCTTTCGATGATTCTTTTTCTTCTGATATTTCTTTTTCTCCCAATTCTTTTTCTCCCGATAATTCTTTTTCTTCTGATAATTCTTTTTCTTCTGATAATTCTCCCGATAATTCTTTTTCTTCTTCCGCTTCTGATAATTTTTTCTTTTCAGGCGATTCATTATCAATAGGGAGAACGGGTAATACTATATTTTGTGTATTTGCCGAAAAACAATCCACCCCTTCAATGGTATCTTCAATAACTCCAGATACATATTTCTTAACTGTCGACAAATATTTTAACGATGAAATATCTTCTACTGTCACAGTTAGTTCATTCCGCAAGTCCACATCCATCATTGTTAAAAATCCCGCATGATCTATTCCACGTCCTTCCGCAAACCATGAAACCCCCTCAGTAAACACCCTTTTCGCATGTTCTTCCGTAAAATCACGAAATTTGTCCATTAATTTTTGAACTATCTTTGTCTCCAAATCGGGAGAGTTAATTCCCAATCTCTCCAACGTCTGAACAACTAAAATTAAATCGGGGTTCATGCGTTGATACTCTGACACACGTATATATCGTAATTCTGCATGTTTGTATTGATTTTGGTTTAATGAACTTTCAAAAAAATCAAATATAGGTGACGGACATTGTATTTGTTTATGCAGTTGCACAACATTATTTTTTGTCATTTGTGTCGTAATTGCATACGTAATATGTTTGTAATATACAGAGGGCGTTTCATGAAATGAGGTTGGATGAGGAATTGAAAATCCCATACTCGATAAATTTTGATTTAATTGTTGTATTACGGGAGAAACAATCGTTTGTAATAATTCATGCAATTCGGCAAATTCCAATAGAGGTGTGACATTTTCAGAATATACAGTAATAACACCATTTGATTTGAAATCCAAATACAATTCCATATGTCCGGACACTATATACAGAGTGATTTTATCGGAACGTTTTCCAATAATAGATGTATCAATACCACTAATATATTTATTTTTCGAAATAGTGCGGACTATTTTTAAAAGTTCTTTTGTTTCTATCGACGGAATCAGTTTCCCGTCCATCGATTTTTTATCGCAATACAATCGAAATATATTTGTTGACATAATACTTGAACGATATTCGATAAAAGGAATCGTGGGCGTTGCATGAATATTCTTAAACACAACTTCTAACGGGGGGGATATGTGTCCTTTTTCAGGTAACATAAAAAGCGTAAATTTGGATATACCCGAAGATTTAATAGAGGGTTCTTTTTTATCATAATAGGAGGAGATGTGCGTGTATTGGTCAAAAAACGGTTCGCTGTCGCGCGTATTTTCAATTAATTTGGGGAGAGCATATTGAAAATCCTGAAATGTTTTAAATACATATAAATGTGGATAATACATGGGATAAAAAGAATCTTCATTTCGCGCGAGACATACGAAAATATCGTCGCCCTCTTTCCAATTAAATTCAAACATAAGTTTTTGGTCAAATTGGTCAAACACGGTTTGCGATGTTTTTACGGAATTTATCGGATTCACTGGAAAAATAAAATTCATTGCCCCCATTTCAAATCCGAGAGGTATATCTCGAAAAATTTGTTTTGATTTCGGTTGGCGGTCGAAAGCGTCATAAAACATTTCATAAGTGGATAAATCGCCCACATTATGAATATCCACATAAATAGATAGATTATGCATAAATTGTTGAAATACGCGTGCCGATATTTCAACGGTATCATCTTTTGACAAAATACGGTAAATGGTCGGAAGTTGTTCTACTAAAAATGGCACCTTGTGAAACAAATACAATTCTTCGAAACATATTTTTGGTTTTTCCGAATGATTGGTTACATAAATTATTTTGCGTTTGACCGTTTCTATCGTATCATCTTCCTGAATAATAAGAGAGTCCCGACTAAACGTTATTGAATTGTAATTCTTATCTAAAAAAATAACCGAAGACATATATATTTATTATATATATATAATATGAATTTTATTCGTATAGCTGACTTTTTTATATTATTCCGACATATTCTCAAATAATTTACACAAATAATCTGTATCCAAATAGGGTGTCATAATATACGAATTTTTATGCCGTTGTTTTAGTTCGGATTTTATTTTTTCATAATTCTGACATTTTAATTTATTTGACATTCTTATATGTCGTTCATGCACGTCTACATATTTTATTTGTTGTTGTTGTTGTTGTTGTTGTTGTTGTTGCTGAGGCACTTCTTTCTCCTCACTAAGTAAATCATTTCCTATATCACTGAATAATGCAAATACTTCGGTTCTACGAATTGAATCCATCATACGAATCATTGGCAAATATTCTACTTCTTGTTCTTTTTCATTTGTTTTATTTGTTTTTGTTTCATTGTTTTCTCGTCGTAATGATAATATCCAATTTCTTACAAATAAAATTAAACTTGGGCAACAAACAAATGCATATATTCCCTGTTTATACACATAATTGCATTGTTTATTAATAATAGATTGAAGATATATATCCATATCCATATTACAACAGATTGAAGGTTGAGGCGGTTGCCAATATGGATGTCCATATGTAATACATTGCCATTGAGCAGAGACTTTATTATGTAACTGAAATTCACTATAGCTCGAAGTGGGATGTTGTTCCGATGAAGAAGAAGAAGACGAAGAAGAAAAAGAAGACGGTAAAGAAAAAGAAGACGATGTAGAAAAAATATAATGTCCATTCTCGTTATTGAATGTGCAGTATTCAGACGAACTTACTCCTATCCAAAGTTTACTATAAGATTCTTTTGAATTATAATCCAGTAAAAAAAACACAAAATCGCCACGTAACATACGTATCATGTAGTCAAATCCATATTTTTTATACATTCGTGCTATTTCCGCTGAATCATAATTATACAAATTCCCCTGAAATTGTATAAAAATATCCGGCTCATTTGTTTTTATTTGGGTGTTCTCGCCCTCCTCTTCACAAAAAAATACTTCAATTCCCATTCTATGAATCGGCAAAATGACCGAAGATGGAACTATACAGTGTTCATAATTTAATAACAGATACATACACATTTTACGTAATTATATCTTTATGTTATTTGATGAATATGGATTGCGAATAAGCCCTCGTCCTCCATTGTATTTCCAAAATACATTTAATTCATCTAAATTATGATTAAATCGTATGGTATGAACGAATTTATTTTTGGGAAATGTTTTTCGAATATACTCCAAACAGTGCTGGGTTTCTATAAAATACAACATGGTTAAATCGTCTACATAAAATGTAAATTCCGATAAATCCCCGTTTGGTAAATAGCAAACATTATGAATAGATTTAAATCCATTGTTTTTTATATATGAAGTTAGCGCATGTAAAATATGAAGTTCCTCAATAATTTGAACATTTGTTTTTTCTTTTACGAACATTGTCATAATTTTATATGTATGTTTTATTTTTTATTTTTTAAATTCAATTTTTTATTGGAACTTTTCGTCACTTACATATATACAATGTCAATAGAATGTCATCTATATTTTTGCCCTCTCAACAAACAAATAACCATAGATAAAATACGAAATACACTAACCCCAGATAAATGGCATATTGCGTTAAAAACCGATGAAATGCATATTCAGTTGCGTGAATTTATTAGTGAAGGAAATATGTGTAAAGGATTACGTAAGGAATATGTATTAGAATCGTTTATTGATTCGGATGCAATTCTTGTGATTGTTTTAGACGGTTATTTTTGTGGATTTTCTACCATATTGCGTAATGAAAAAGACAGTGCATTGGTAGTTGATGTAATATGTTCTCTCAAAAAAATGAATGGCATTGGTGCATATATGATAGAAGCATTGACCGAATTGTGTAAAGCCGATGAAATAAAAAATATTACATTGGGGTCGGTTACGGAAGCAGTTCCTTTTTATCTGAAACAAAATTTTGAATGTGAAGGACTTTGTATGATGACAAAACGGGTGTTGGGAGGAACAAAAACACAAACCAACAAGAAAAACCGCACTGGATAATCCCATTATTTGGATTGTTTTGCCATTAATGCCGTTAACCACGGTTTCTCCAAATCCAAAAGTAAATTTCGATAATTTACTGTTTTTTTTTCAATATCACTATAATTTTCATATTGTATTACCGTTAATGGTGTCAACATATACCAAACATCTGTTTTCTGTAATTGTTTCCAATATATATCCAATGCATATTGACGATGATTGTTTGGCTGTTTTTCCAACATGAACACACTTTGTTTAAAATTTCGAATAAGTGTATCATAATAATGAGATGCTACTACATAACATGTCGTGGTTTGGCAGTTATACACTCTACAAAAATAATCAATTCCATTATATTGTTCAAATGGCGGACAATTGTTTCCGCCAATAATTAACACATCCCATAAAGGTTGTATTGGCTGGTTCGCTTCTGCTTCTGCATCTGTATGAAAATATTGTTCAAATTTAGAGAGACTTGATAAAAATGTAGATGGGTCTGTAAAGGTTACATCGTCTTCACAAATAACTACATACTGCCATTGTTGCTGTTTTGCATATTCTAAACATTTTATGTGACTATACGTGCATCCAATAGCCCCTACTTTATGTTTAACCGCATTTATTCGTTGTCCCTGAACGTCATTTAATTTACGAAACTCGGTTTGAATATGCGCATTACGGTCGATTCGGTGCTCTAAATTAATATATAAAATATGATTTAATAACATTATTATTACATCATTGTTTTTTCTTATTTATGTATTTTCTTATTTTCTGGTTTGTCTTATTTTTCTGGTTTGTCTTATTTTTCTGGTTTGTCTAAATCGAGAATGTTCATAATTTTTTCGTGCCAGTTTCTTTTGATTTTTAAAATGCGATTTAATCTCGGGTAATTTGGATAAAACATATACTATTTTTTCTTGAAAGAATCCACGAAATTCTTTCATTCGGTCATGTATGTTTTCCGGCGAAAACCAGTCAATTTCTATTTTTTCAAAGAGTCTTGATTTGTTTAGCACATTTTTATCCATATGTTTCCATAAATGACGATGACTGTTGTTGTAATATTCAGGAAGAAAAACGTCATATGGAATATAAAATAAATGAAAATGATAGGTATCATGAACCAGTGGAAAAATGCCACCACTATGTTTTTCAAGAACTCTTTTACGTAAATCTTCTCCGTCTCCTAAAAAAAATGTCATTTCTTCACCTCCCTCTCGCAAAGCAGTTTCAAAGGGGGTTTCATTTCCTTCACTACCTCCTCCAAAATCGGACCATCCTTTTGCAGAATCTTCCATTGCATTTTCTTTACCGAATAGAAATAATAGTTTTCCATTTGGTGTAAATGTTATAGGCAACATACTTCCAGCAACCATGTTTTATATAATAGAGAGATTATTTTAGCAACCAAATATGGCAATTGAATCTATCATCTCTCGACCTCTCTAAGGTTTTCGTCATTATGCGTCTCCCAAATTGCGTCGGTCGCTAAGCTCCCTCCTTTTGGGAGACACGGTCTACGACAAGTTATTACGACAATAAACAAAAGACTGAATATTACCATTTTTTCATGAAAAAAGGTGTAAAACAATTTAAATATCAATCCTTTCATCTATATAATGACGGAATCGTTAAGAATAAAAACAACGGAAAGACAAGAAAAAGACCAATACAGACAAGAAAAAGAACAAAGACAAGAAAAAGACCAATACAGACAAGAAAAAGAACAAGAAGACGATGTTGTTACGGCAGAGGACTACATGGGAATTCAAAGTCAAAGCGGATTATTACTACAAAGTTTAATGGAATTCTATATGAGTGATCATAACCACATTGATATATTAAAAACGGCGGTTTGTGGTGAATCTCGCATTTCATTACGAATTATTGATTGGTTTGTAACAAATTTTTCAAAAAAATATTATACAATTTATGTGCTAAAAAATAGAGGTACTAATTCGTATCGGTTTAAAGTTCATAATGAATACAAACTTAAATTAAAAGGATACAGTAAAGAAATGTTCGATGTATTTTCGCGAGGTCCACGATTGGAAATGATGGATTTTATAACAACCGTTGGACAAATGTGTTTTTTTAAATGGGCTATTGAGAACCAAATTTTAGAATATATTGAAGCAAATTACGACAGTATTTTAATTGATATGAATAGTCGGAATAGCACAGTGAAACGCCGAGAAACCGATGATGACAACAATAAAACGAGAAAAAAACGACAAGAATTGAGTGTATCGGCATTAAAAACCATTAAAAAAGAACACGTGCATATTATTGTTAAATTTACATGATACATTATGCAGTACCACATATATAACAAATCTCATCCATTTCAATCCATGTTTTACTATCACAATCCGTGTTATCCGATAAATTATCCAACGGAAATATCTCATAAATACAAATATTTGTTTTTATAATAGTAATAATAATATCGTATGCTTTACGTAAAGCAACATACAATTTTCTAAAATCATCTTCCGCTTTAATATGGTATACGTCACATACATTCGAAATTGCCTTTAATTTACCATATATTTCATTATTATCGGAATAATCATAATTGATTATTACAATATGTTTATTTTTTAAACAAATTAATTTGTTCGGGTTCAATAGGGGTGATAATTCGGTCATTTTATTATTTTATTATGTTATTTGTTAAACAAAAAATAAAATTATCAATTTTATCTGATTCTGTACACCCAATAGTGGGGGCGTGGCGCATTCTGTGATGAAACCGATGCAGAAAAAATTGAAAATCTTTTTTTTAAGAAATTCTTTCACATAAAGACAAAAGAAATGACACACGTTCAACAAAACATCGCACAACTTGTAGATGAAATGTTTACATCTACTCCTACCTCGACTCCTACATCTACTCCTACCTTGACTTCTACTGCCGAACTTAAAAAAATAAAACAAAAACAGTATTATCAACGACAACAGGCAAAAATACGTTCAGACCCTGAACTTTACAATAATTATTTGTTGAAATGTCGTGAATCTGCAAAAAAAGCTCGCCAAAAAAAACAACAAGCCCGTTTACAAGAACGGGTTCTACAAAGACAAGAACCAGAACATGTGCAAGAACAAGAACCCGTGCAAGAACCAATGCAAGAACCAATGCAAGAACCAATGCAAGAACCCGTGCAAGAACCAGAACAAGAACCAGACCTCATGCAAGAATTCGTGCAACAACTACTAATACACATTCAAGCACCAATAGTTCGCGTTCGTAGTCCAGTTGTTCGAACCGAAGAACAAAAAGAACGCATAAGACAATACAATAAAATGTATAGAGAAACCCATAAACCAATCATGTCAATGGAACAAAAAATTGAAAAGAGAGCAGAAGATAAAGAACGTGTCATAATGTCAATTGAAAAATGTAGAAAAATTAACAAAGAATTTAAAAAATTACTTGTTGCTCATTTGCGTGAAATGTTTGCAGATTCACGCAAATTTGATGCATAAATTATTAAAAACTTAAAAACGCATATAAAAATACAACAATCGCAAGAAGGTATTATATTACGATAATATATAATGTTTTTTTTCTTTGGAAGTAATAAAACAAAAAGTAATAAAACAAAAATAATTCCAAATGATGCGGATAATTCATCTGTAAAAAATCAACCATCAGAATCCTTTTCAAGAAAAGAACTTATTGTGCCAAATCATACTTTAGTATCATTAACTGAAAAAATTATTTGTCTAGAAACACAGGTGCGTATATTGACGGAAAATGTGTATCAAATAAAAAAACATCAACAAGACACATATGACTTACTTCAAAATATACATGACCAATTATCGAACAATTAATTGCATTTGTCTTATTTTTTGTGTTTTATATTCATGTTCTTGTTCATTTTCTCCCATAAAAATAAGTCGATGGAACCGTTCTATTGCATATCCTTCGATTGGGTGAATATGATGGTCTAATAAATGAACAATATTTTGATAAAACGCGCGCGAACGAGATAAAATGCGGGCTTTAGAAACAACAAATTGTGCGCCAATAGCAAATGTAAATTTTTTATCTGTTAATCGTTTATGAAATATATGCGCATATACATTTTGTAATGTTTCCGCCAGATTTGGATGCACTGGACACCCTGATAAATTCGTGTCTACATGGACCTGACTTATAAACGCAAATTTCGTTTTTTTGGAAGAAAGATAAAATGGATTTTGTACGCATTTTTGAAGAGTGGAAACAATATCTGGAGAGTGGTCAAACGGATTTCCCTGTAAAAAAATAGTATATTCCGCTAAATTATTGTAATTTTGCACGATATGATGATAATATGTATGACCCTCTCTACCGACATTTGGTAATAAAATACTTCTGTCTTGTATATTACTTCTGTCTTGAATATTCGTTGTTCCTTTGCTATAAATAATAACATTTGTATAAGGAGTCAGCCATTCGAGTGATTCATTATAATGCGCTACAACAATTTGTATAGACATTGATATAATTGTCTTCCAATATATAGAGATATTTACCTAAGATTGTATATGGATATTTGGTTTATACGACATTGTGATAAAGACGCACATTCTGGAAATGACTGTTCTATAAAAGGATATGACCGAGCCCGAAATTGGGCAAATTATCCGCCGTTTTCTTCTATGCAAGAACCGCCTATAATTATAACATCGTCGTATCGACGGAACAAAGAATATCCATTTTGTAGGCAACGTTCTGAACGTATGTATATAACGTCACATATTTTACATGATACCCTACAACTTACATCGGATGTAGATGCGAATCACTGTGTTGGAGAGGGGAAACACGTTTTACGCGAAATAGTAGCTAAAAAACCAAAGAATGTCATTGTTGTGTGGGAACACGATGAAATTATAGAAATGATACGGATGTTAGGCATACCTCTTACAAAATGGAAAAATAGATGGAGAGACGAATATGGAATTGTATTTCGAATACAGCTCTCTGATAGCTCTACATTATCATACGATTGTTTTTCGTATACATCTCCAAATACATCGTGCATTACAAAAGATATGCAACAAACGTGGCTTGCGCCATTTATTAAAATAGACCGAACAAACCAAGGTATAGAGAAGAATGTCGGCATTGATTTTATTGGCGTTGAATTTATCGGAATTGGTTTTATCGGTATTGTTTTTATAGGTATTTTTATTTTTTTTATTCGAAATAAATGGAAAAAACAGCAAGAACAACAACAACAACAACAAAACAAAAGACAGTATTATACCATTATTATATAAAATCGGATTCTATGTTTGTGTCGGCTTCTGTTTCGGTGCCTGTATCAAATTCTGTGCCTATATAAATTTCTGTGTTTGGTGGAGTTACTGGTTCCATTATTTTACGATAAACGGACACATACTTATCGGGAACACATATTTCATTATTTCCAATGTATTCAAATACAAGTAATGTTGGCGGTAATTCCGGAAGTTGTTTTATATAATTGCATACACAATTTATACGAACCAATAATGTATGTGTTAGTGGGGGTAGGGTAGTTAAATTATTGTAGGAACACGACAATTCAATTAATGTATTTGGTAAATCGGGTAATTTTCGAATTTTATTATTCTCGCACCATAATTTTTTTAAATGGGAAGGAAGTTTTGGGAGAGATGTAAGCAGATTATCTTCACAATCCAATTCTTCCAATGAATTCGGAAGAGTCGGAAGAAATGCAAGACAATTGCCGGAACAATATAATTTACGTAGATTTACATATCGTGACAAATCAGGCAGTTTTTTTAATTTTTGTAAGGAGAATACCAATTCCGTAGTTGTTCGGTCTACGGGTAAAATGGTAATGTAAGGCGAATTCCAACCACTTGTTTGTTGGGAAGAATATTGTTTTTTATTGGGTTCTTTTTTTTTATCTGGTTCTATTCTTTTATCCGATTCTTTTTTTTTATCTGGTTCTTTTTTTTTATCCGAATTATTAGTTTGTATTGATGCGCCTCGTGTCCAATTCGTTTCCATATCACGTGTTCTATTTTACATAAAAAATATTCAATTTTATCTCAAGAGATAAAAATGAAAATAGAATTATTACAAAAATGAATATAACAAATAACAAACAAAAGAATGAAAACTGGTGTGTTAATTCTCGATAAAAAAACCTATGGAAAAATAGGAAAACGTTTATTGTATCGTTGTATAAGTAGTAGCGAAATAGGTAGCGAAAATGAAATATTTCTTATTCCCTATGAAATTCCCCTCTCATTTTCAAAAAAAACATGTCAAAAATATGTATCCTTTATAAAAGAACCAATAAAAGAAAAAGAAAATGAACCAATAAAAGAAAAAGAAAAAAATGTATCTATCGGAATATTACATGAGGTATTTGGAGATACCGACGATATTTCCGCCTATTTTGAATATCAATTAGCTACAAAAAATCTACGCCATTCGCATAAATTATTTAACGCACATATAAAACATTGTTTATTATCATCTCCTTGTTTATCTCCTCCTTGTTTATCTCCTCATTGTTTTACAATTGACGGACAATTTACCACCGATTTTGATGATGCCTTTTCGGTAAACAACGAAGGTGTTACGATTTATATATCAAATGTAGCCTATTGGATACATAAATTAGATGCTTGGCAATACCTCTCGGTTCATCGCCCAAACACCATGTATCTTCCAGATAAAAAACGTTGTATGTTGCCAGACGATATTTCCAATATTTGTTCATTACAAAAAGATAACATTCGACATGTGGTTGCATTACAAATTCGAATTATAAACGGACATGTTACATTTTCGGATTTTTATGAAACAACCATTTCTGTTTCCAAAAATTATGTATATGAAAGTTCGGATTTATTAGAATCGGACGAATATCAGAAATTACTTGCATTTACATTACTTGCATTTACAGATAAAAATGCAACGAATGATAGTTATGCGGTTGTTGCGTATTGGATGGAACAATACAATCAATATGCGGGAGAAAAATTACAACAATTAAAAAAAGGATTTCTGTATCATTTTACCAAACACAGTTCTCACGAAACAAATCATCCAATATGGGAGCCAATTCCGACAAAACAGAGAGGATACTATTTACCCACAGATGCTACTATTTGTTATGCCCACGCAACAAGTCCAATCCGGCGACTTCCCGATATTTACAATCAGTGGTTTTTATTACAAAAGGAGGGAGATGTATTGTTACCATTCACCGATGAATTAAATAAATATATACGATATTCCAGAAAATTACAGATGGAAATTGCATTATTGGACTGCATTACGCATATATCAATAGACACAAGTTTTACGGGAGTCGTAGTACAAACAGAAGAAAAAGAACAAAAATATACATATACCATTTATTTACAAAAATTCAAATTATATTCACAATATAAAACATCCGTTCCGTTAATTGGCGATACCCATTTGTTTCGCATGTTTTTATTTCAATCGGAATATTCATTGAAAAAAAAGGTTCGAATATGTCTATTGGAGGAGTGAGTTATGCGAGTGATTTATAGAAAAAAGGAAAAAAGATGATACAAGTCATAGATAAATAAATTTCATACTCATATTATATATGTTTTCTTTTTTTCGTCAGAATCAGAATCAAAATCAACAGAATCAACAAATGCGACAACAAGAAGCGAATTTACAGAACCAATTGAATGAAAAAAATGCCGAACTTTCGGATGAACAATCTCGTTTTTCTCAGATGAACGGACAATTTGAATCCGAGAGACACAATAATTTTGAATTGGAACAAAACTTGACGAATAAATCCATCGAAAATCGACAGTTGGCACAAAATATTCAGAAAAATGCGGAAGATTATAAAAAATACAAAAAAGATACCGATAACGCGATAGAAGATATTCTGGCAATGGAGATTTCACATATTAATTACACCTATATCGGAAATCAAAATAAATTATTAAATGACAAAATACACGAACAAAAGAATTCACATATAACCGACAATCAACGAACCATGTATTCACAAACCGATTTAGCCAATGCGAAAAAAACATACGACATTCTTTTTTACATATATTTCGGCATTTTTATAACGCTGGTCGGTTGGTCCATTTTTTATGCAAATAAAACATTTTTTTTATTAAGACTGTGTGTATTGCTCCTGTTTCTATTATTTCCATTTTTTATGTCAGTGGGTGTATTTCAATCGTGGTATAAATATATACGTGCCATTTTTTTGCAAATTCCATTCTCTAACTAATACAACAACATAACAATGAATTTTCAAGGTCCTCAGCCGTCTATTCCTATTGCCAATCCTATACGAACAATTCAAGAAAGTGTGCAAAAAGTAGGAGATACTATTGCACCGGTTATTGCACCTGTTATTGCACCTGTAGTAAATGCCGTTTCAAATACGGTTCAATCGGCTCAAGATGCTGTATCGAATACTATTTCTCAGTATGGTTCGGTTCAATCAATTCCAAATGCGACACAGAGTTTTCTTTCGTCAAATAGCATGCTTGCAAAATTCGCATTTATTATATTTGTATGTATTGTGTTTTTATTTTTAATGAATTTAGGAATTACCTTAATCGGACATTTTTCACATCCGCCCGCCAATCCAATGGTGATTCAAGGATTGTTGAATGGAACGCAAAATGTTACCGTTTCGCGTGACCCAAAACAAACAAATTCGGTGACTATATTAAATTCAAATAATGCGAAAACTGGATTGGAATTTACATGGGCGGTTTGGATAAATATTGGTCCATCAACTTCTACTACAACGACTACCTATAAGAATATTTTCAATGTAGGAAACAATACATATGACTCTCAAACCGGAATTGCCACTGTATCAAATGGACCGGGTGTTTATATAACACAACAAAATGGAATCAATACATTACGCGTTATTATGGATGTTACTCCAGACCAAACTATTCAAAATCAGTTCATTGACATTTCAAATATTCCGTTCAATAAGTGGGTAAGTGTAATTGTTCGTGTAGAAAATATGATTATGGATGTGTATATAAACGGCATAATTACAAATCGGTTGAATTTTACCAATGTTCCCCATCAAAATTATGAAAATATAAATGTTTGTGCGAACGGCGGATTTTCGGGACAATTGTCCAATTTACTGTATCAAAATAGTGCCATGAATATTTTTGAAATTGGAAAGACCGTATTCAGCGGTCCAAGTTTAACGGCATATGCGGGACCATCTGCCTCAACTACATCGGCAACTCCGTCCAGTAGTAATTATCTATCATCTCAATGGTATTCGTCAAAACTACTGACATCCAATTTTTAGAGAAGATTTATTTGCTTCTTCTTACTTCATGATTCGATTCAAGATATTTTTCTCCATATAGAATATAATGAATCATCTCTCTCCCGCATCCATTAACTCGGCATATAGCAACACAACTGGCTATATTGCCCCCATGCATGCAACGGGCGGAACATCGACAAATGTTGCGTCGCCCTCCTCCATCCAAGCATCCAATTTGGCAGGAACTACGGGTGGACGACGAAGTAAAAGACGATTAAGTAAAAATAAAAGTAAAAGACGATTAGGACAAAGTAAAGGAGGAAGCACCCGACGATTAAGTGAAAGACGACGTATAAGAAAACACAATAAAACCGAAAAACGAAGACGTTAGAAAAAGTATATATATATATATGAAAAAAAATATAAATTTATCTGGTAGAAATTTAACAGTTTTACCAGATTTATCAGGTGATTTAGATACAACAACTTTAAATTGTTCAGAAAATAAACTAACTTCTCTTGAGAATCTTCCTCCCAATTTAGACACCTTACTATGTGATAGAAATCAAATTACGTCTTTAGGTAATCTACCCTCTCGTTTGACCGTAATAGACTGCGGTCATAATGAACTGACAGTTCTTCCAGAACTTCCTCCAAATGTAATGAGATTACAATGTGAATATAATCAACTAACGGTTCTTCCAGAACTTCCTCCAAATTTAATGACATTATATTGTTATAATAATCGACTCACTGTTCTTCCGAAACTTCCTCCAAGTTTAAGAACATTAGATTGTCACCGAAATTGGCTGACAGTTCTTCCAGAACTTCCTCGAAAATTAGATATATTAAAGACTTTTTCTAATCAACTTACGGCACTTCCTCCTATTCCTGTTTCACTAAGACACTTAATGATTGAAAATAATCATATTAGATTTCCTCCAGAAAATATGCAACAACTTTCTCCTGAAATTCAACAGATAATTCGCAATGAAAATCGAGAGCATGAGCATGAAGTAGATTCAACTCAAGTCCATAAAGAATCCGAGAATATTAATTATAAAAAGCTTATTTCTGTGTTAAAAACGGAATTGCATATACCCTCTCCATCGCCGTCTCCGAATTTAACTTTTGACTATATTGAGACAATATTAAAAGAATTGTCAAATAATGACCCCACTATTTTAAATGGAATTGAATTATTAATGCAACAAAGATTGCGTGGATTGTATTATGCGCAATTTTCAAAATCAATAAGATATGCTTCTTATTATACGCTTGCATTTGTAAAACAACAACCTCCAGAATTTCAAAAAGCTTATATAGAAAACTATATACATGATGTACTTACCGCAAACAATGGAACTGGATTTGGAGCAATATCATGTGCCGGAGGCGCATTAGAACGAATTATTTTGTCATTGAGCGCATCATGTTTATTATATGTTGATAAACCCGAATATGAAACAAATAAATATGATATACTTGTTCGTGCAATTTCAGGAGTAGATATTGTGTCTATTCCATTATTAACTGAATTTACAAAAGAATGGTTTCAAATTCATAAACAAGGCACGCCAGAAGAATTTTCTGTAACAGAATCCACTGAAAATAAAATAAAAAGCTTAAAAGATTTTTTATTAACAAAAATACATGTTGACCAAAGAACCTTGCCGGAAACAAATCGTATGATAGATGAAATTATTTCGGGGGTTACATTTGATCCAGATGATTTTGTATATGGCGGAAAACGTCGTTTTAAAAAAAGACGATTTACAAAAAATAAATACAATAGAAATAAAAATAGAAGAAAATCCAGAAAAATCAAAAGGTGAACTACCAGTTTCTATTTTTTATATTCGAGTTGAAACGTTCGACATTTCGTTTTTACTATAATGCCAATATGGGTAAAAACCCCTCTTTGAGAGACGCATAATGACGAAAACAGAAAACTTATCTATCTAATATGGATAATTTAGATAGATGTCCTTTTGAATTAAATGCCGACGCATCATGCAATCGATGTTTCACCAATACCTTTGGACAGTTATAAAATAAAACATGTCCCGATTTTTTTAATCGTAGCCACAATTCATAATCTTCAATTCCGTTTTCTTTCCACGAACAATATCTTTTATGTAAAATAACACTGCTGTTAATAATCGGATTTGGTCGAAACGATGTATTTGTAAAATCTCCCACCGGAATTTTCGGAATGATGCCATTCAAATGCTGTTGTTTTCCGGATGCCATATATACACATTGTGTGCCAACAACATCAAAATGCTGTAAAATAGGAGTTTGTATTTCTAATTTATGTGGGTGCCAAATATCATCTACGTCTAAAAGCGCAATAAATTCGGCTTGGCACATGTTCATCATTGCGTTTAGAGTAATGGATTTTCCTTTCAAATGAAACCAGTCGAAAATACGAATGGTATGTGTGGCTTGATATGGTAAAACAATTTCACATGTTTTTTGATATACGTCTGAATTTTCTTCATGACCATTTACGGCGATTAATACCTCGTAGTTCGAATAGGTTTGATTCATGACAGACAAAAAAGATTCAGATAAAAATTCAATACCATTGTATAAAGGAATACATATACTTATTTTTTGATTTTGTTTTTGTTTTTGTATTTGTTTTGATAGTTGCATTATAATATAATATATGTTTTTTTATATTATCTTACTTATCTCCCATATAAATCCCCTGTTTCCAAGTTCCCGACAACAATATACCGTCCATATATTGTATTCCAACACCATTGTATTTCCCAGTTTCTGAGTCAAATTCTCCTTCATATGTGTCTCCATTGGCATACGTTATTTTTCCGTTGCATGGATTTGCGTGTAAACCGTCCCAGTCTCCGACAAATACATCTCCATTTGCATATTGAATGGTTTGAATGTTCATAGTTATGTATGTATTTATATATGTATTTATATATTTTACGTGCGTGCTGAAATTTATGGAAATAAAAATCGGTCAATCGTTGTTCTCACACAAAAGAATCGATGACATAAAATACTTACTAAAAACAATCCCAAAAGCGTTTTACATAAAAATAACAAAGAATAATCTCCCCAAATCCACCATATAAAAACCGCTGCAAGAATCGTAAAAAAAACATCTACCCCCGCTAAACCGAATATTCGATATTTATGAATACCTTCCTTTGGTTTTCCAAATATATTGGCAAATGCACAAATTTCTTTATTCATCTCCTATATTGACAGACAAAAATCTTATACTATTATAATAATATGAATAATGAACAAGACCTTGGATCAGGAACAGAAGAACAAAGACAAGAACAAAGACAAGAACAAAGACAAGAACATTCATCGAATTATCATGTAATTCGAGAGCAAGTATTTGACGTAAGTCGTCCAATGTCCGATAGAGAAGTAAATGCGAATTTACATGTAATTCAATATCATTATGACGAAATAAAAATGTCGGAAACTACGTGTGCCATTTCGTTAAATTTATTTACAGAGGGAGAATATATACGACAAATAATCGTATGTGGACACTATTTCAGTAAAGACGGATTAAATAACTATTTAAAAATAAAAAATAGACGAAATATACCATGTTGTCCATTGTGCCGAAAATGTTTTATATTTTTCAATGTCTATCGCGGTGAAACAAACACATTACACGAATCCCCCCTTATTCGAAATGGATATGGCGAAATGCAATATGCAAACGGTCCTGTATATAAAGGCGAATGGAAAAATGGAATGTATGATGGTAATGGCACATATATTTGGAATGATGGAACTCAATATACAGGAGAATGGCGACAAAATCAAATGTGTGGATTTGGAAAAATGATGCACGCAAATGGGGATGTATATGAGGGAACATATACATTCGGAATGAAATATGGATATGGGAAAATGACATATTCAAACGGCGATGTATATGAAGGAAACTGGTATGGCGGAAAACGGGAAGGTCTTGGAACACAAACGCAACTAACAACCGGATGTTTTTTACGTAAAAAAAAAATAAAAAAAACGGGAATTTGGAAAGATAATGTGTTTTGTGATTCTTGAAGCCAATGCTTATTTATAAAAATTGAAAAACTTTTTACATGTATTTTTATTATTAAAAAAAAATAATAAAATGAATTGCCATTGCGGAATATGCAAACAAATTGGACACACATCCGCTGTATGTCCCTATAAGACAACAAATCGTGTTGAACAAACCATTCTATTGTATGATTTGTTATATAAAAAAACAAAAAAATCAAAGAGTGACGTACAACAAAATACATTCTATTACCGATTCAATAACAATAATTATGTTGAGTGCAATCGTCAGATAGATTTGTTCTATAATATGCTTGTGCATCGAATATGTAATGTTCCATCTGGCGATGATATGTATTATTACAGGACACACAATACGCCGAATAAAGTTCAAAAATATTTAACTATTCGCGATAGTGAAATTCCACCGCGTCCATTACATCAACACATACATAATAAAACAAATAAAACAAAAATAGATGTTCTTTACGCACACAATGTACATTTACAAAATGTGATTTTACATTTGAAAACAAACATTGATAAAATAATTAACGCAAAAAGAATAACCAACGTAATGATTGACGTGCCCAAACTGTATGTATTGGTTGAAACTATGGAACAATCTGTCGAATATAGTAAAATAAAAATAAGCCAGATAAGGCATCAAATGATAATGACGGAATATGTGTCGTCGGACTATTATGCGAAAAAATTAAGATTCATGGTTGCTTCACGACCGACAATGCAAATTACTACAGAAAGTGCTTGTGAAAGAAAAATAGATGAGTTTGACTGTTGTATTTGTTTGACAACAGTTAAACCTGAATTTTCCGTAAGTCTTGGGTGTAATCATAAAGACTATTGCCGAAATTGTATATTTGAATTGTGTAAAATAACATCGACCTATGAATGTCCAACTTGTCCCATGTGTAGAGCAGTCGTAACAACTATTTCGGTGTAATTGGTGTAAATTTTTGGTGTAATTGGTGTAAATTTTTGGTGTAATGGTTATTTTTTTAGTTTTCTATAAATATATTCGGATTCTCGGATAACTGATTCCAGTCTATTTTTGCTGGATTGGCTTCCAATAAATGGATTGCATTTGGATTTCTGGATAACGAAGCCCAGTCTATTTTTTCTGGATTCGCCTCCAATAGAGAGATGGCACTGGGATTTGTGGATAACTGATTCCAGTCTATTTTTTCTGGATTGGCTTCCAATAAATGGATTGCGTTGGGATTTTTTGATAACGAAGCCCAGTCTATTTTTTCTGGATGGGATTCCAATAGAGAGATTGCACTCGGATTTCTCGATAATAAGTTCCAGACTATTTTTTCTGGATGAGATTCCAATAGAGGAATGGCATTCGGATTTATTGACAATGCAATCCAGTCTATTTTTTCTGGATGAGATTCCAATAGAGAGATGGCATTTGGATTCATCGATAACAAGTTCCAGACTATTTTTTCTGGATGAGATTCTAATAGAGAGATGGCGTTGGGATTTTGAGACAACCATTCGAAACATGTTATTTTTTCTGGATGTGCTTCCAATAAAGAGATGGCGTTGGGATTTTGAGATAACCAATACCAAACTATTTTTTCTGGACGGGCTTTCAATAGAGAGATTGCGTTTGGATTGGTAGATAACCGATTCCAGTCTATTTTTTCTGGATGGGATTCTAATAGAGAGATTGCATTTGGATTGCAAGATAATGCGGTCCAATTTAGTTTTGTTTCATTTACCCATGATAGTAGTTGGTTCATTTGTATTCATATTATGTTATCTTTGAGTTTGTTTTTTTGTATGTTTTACAAGGGGTCGTCGAGAAGTTTGTTTTATAGTTTTTTTGTGAATATTTTGTATTTTTTTCTTGGCGGAAGCCAATGAATTAAACATATTATCAAACAGTGAATCATCAATTACTTGATTAAGCGAATCTGTTTGAAAAGGCATTTGTGGACGCGAAATAACAATTAACCCTATTGGAATCGCAAGTGTATTTTCTTCTTTTATGTTATTTGTATTTTCTCCACCAATCATACCAACTCCACCAATCATACCAAAATGAACTGGGTATCCTCCCTTAAACAAAGGGTCGTGGTCGGCGGTTTGTTCAAATGTATATTTCGACAAAAAAGACATCTATAATATACTCTTTCTTTATTTTTCGATAATCAAGAAACAATAAACAAAATCAACGATTTTCTTGTTGAAAATCTCGTTTTAATTCAGTTGTTATTTTTACGTCACGATGTTTTTTTAAATAATTAATAATATATGCGACTTGTTCCTTATCCGGAATAATTGCGCCTAAAGTAGATTCAAGATATGCATATGTTAATGAACTGTAATCACGTTTTTCAATAAGAGAAACAGATGTTTGTCCAAATGTTACTGTAGGCAAAGAAGCATTTTTCATATGTTGCACCAATTGCGTAGATACAGTCGTTCGTTGTTGGCGAAGTTGTTTTGCTTTTTCATTTAAAATAGCCAATTGATTTTCAATAGTATTCCATTGTTGAAATAATTCAAAAGGCGTTGTTTGTGTTGTTGTTTTTGTTTGTGTTGTTGTTTTTGTTTGTGTTGTTGTTGGTGTTGTTTCCATGTTTGATTGTTATAAAAAGAAGTATGTTTTTATTATCAATTTTCCCTCGCGAGGCACACCAAGCCTTGTATGTTCCATAAAATTGAAAAGGAAAAAAGAAATAAAGCGAGACAAATTAATTATATATATCCATTACAAATGTCAGAAAATCATTCACATAGAAAAGACGAAGAGGATGACGATGCGTCCTCCGCGTCTTCATCAAACTCCGATTCTGATAATGAGTCTGATTTAGAAGGAGGGGATGATTCAGAAGCCGATATAGATGTCGATGCAGAAGCAGAGGCGGAAGCAGACGATTCAGATGACTCGGACAATGAGCACGACCCATCAAATAAAATATTTAAAGAGGTTTCCGTGAATCATCCACAAAATAATGATGACGACAACGAGGATGACGACGACAATGATTCTGATGAACAAGATAATTCAGAAACATATTTACAAAAGTTTGAGAAGGGTCTTCGTCAAAATATTATATCGGATTTTCATCCAGAACTTCAAGCAAAAAATTACGAAGAAATATTACGAATGACCACCATTATCCGTAATGAAAACGGTGTTATTGACGACCCTTTCCATAAAATTGTTCCATGGGCATCCAAATATGAAATTGCGCGTATTTTAGGAGAACGTGCCCGACAATTGCAGGCGGGTGCGGAGCCATTTATAGAGATAGATGATACCATAATGGATGAATATGCTATTGCAAAAATGGAATTGGAACAGAAAAAAATTCCCGCCATTATCGAACGCCCCTTTCCGGGAGGTGGATGTGAATATTGGAAAATTGAGGATTTAGAATTTATTACACTGATATGAAACCCATAAAACAAACCCATGAAGAAACACACCTATAAAACCAACTAATGATATAAATAGTATATATTATTAACTACAACCCATGAATTCGGATCTGGAACGTATTCTAATTTCAATTGAAAATCTGTATGGCACATACAAAGAATATCCCCAAATAGTGAAAAAAATTCAACAATATATTGAAATTCAATTGCCCGCCTTACTCCAAACTACCCAAATATCGATTATCGAAAAACAACGCTTCATTCAAGAGAAAAATGTCTATGTGGAGCATTTTATGCAAACATATTCCTTTTTTTACATACCACAAACCGATATATTTATATCAAAAGATAACGGTCACTATAAAATAATTTCGGAAGATGATTTACTGTATTTTATTTTACGGGATATTTCCTCGCAAAAAAACATATATCTATCCGAGTGGAAACAAAAAATTAAAACAACCATTATAAAACAAATAAAGAGTAAATTATTCGTCCAATCTGTTCCAGAATCCGAGACCATTCAATTCGTAATAAATAAATTATGCCCCTATGTATTTGCGTCTCGAACCGAAGCCAAATATTTTTTAACTATTTTGGGAGATTCTATTTTGCATAATAAAGGAAATCCTATGGTGCATTATTTGGATGCAAATATACGTCCGATGATAGAGACAATTCGCTCTCAATGTTATTCTGTTTTGGGAGTGAATATTGGACAGACGATAAAATATCGTATTCATCATAGACACCCACTCATTAACTGTCGTATATTAAAAGTTAATGAAAATATACGAGAAGAGGTATTAATGCCTATTTATGAAAATATTATCGATTTTTTGGGTGTGTGTGCGCATTATTCAATTCGATTTCAAAATTCGGACGTATTTTTAAAAGATATAAGTAACGACGATACAATTGAAACGCGCGTATTCTTTTTGGCAAATACGCCGTGTTCAACGTTGGTCTCGTCCTTTTTGGGAGAATATATTGAACCTACCAACTTACCGACACATATACTTACATGGAATAAAATATTGTATTTGTGGAGATTGTTTTTATCAAAACATGACATGCCTCTTGTATTAAAAATGGAATTAAAAGACACATTGTTGTCAGAAAATAGTCCATTCAAAGATTATCGGTTGGTGGATAGTGGCAGTGGCGAAGTTTCATTTGTGGGATTAACAAGTAAATATCTTCCGATAGTGGAACAGTGGATGGCATTTTGGGAGGAAGAAATTGAAATTGTGGAGGATACCTCTCCGTTTTCTGTATTGGAAGTCGATGAAATAGGACAATTGTTTCGAAATTGGTCCGGTCAAAAATTGGGAGAAAAACAAATATTGGATTTATTGCATTTTTTCTATCCAAATATACGAATATGTAATGATAAATATATATGTTCCGTTATATCATCTCATTGGGATAAAGTGGCAGATATTAAACGGGCAATGTATCATCAACATATAGAAAATAAAAAACATACAGAAGACCCTTATGTATATTATTGTAAATATTATCGTAATAAAATGGACCCTATTTCTTCAAAAAAACATTTATTGGTATCAAAGTCCTATTTTACTATGGTGTGGGAACAAGAACAGGAACCAAGACAAGAATAAGAAAGAAACACAGAGAAGAAAAAACACAGAGAGAAGAAAAAACACAGAGAGAAGAAAAAACACAGAGAGAAGAAAAAACACAGAGAGAAGAAAAAACACAGAGAGAAGAAAAAACACAGAGAGAAGAAAAAACACAGAGAGAAGAAAGAAACACAGAGAGAAGAAAGAAACAAAAAAATGAAGTTAAATAAAATATATAATAATGTATAGTATTGTATATTTATGTTTTCAAAAAAAGAAAAAAAGGAATCAAAAGAACTCCTCTCACAAAAAAAACCAAAAGAACAAAAACCAAAAGAAACAGTTCAAACACTTATCGAAACGGCAAAATCGCTTGGACTAACGGGTTTATCAAAATTGAAAAAGGCTGAACTTTTTGAAAAAATAAAACATCATTTCATGCGACAATCCAGTGCTATTATTATACAAAAATATGTGAGACGACAATTTATATTAAATTATCATCGAATACGTAGACAAAATAGAAACGAACCGGTAAACACAACTGATTTTTATACATTAGAACTGTTGTCGGAAATACCAAAGAATCAATTATTTATATGCACGGACGCTGGATTTACCTATGGATTTGATATTTTATCGTTGGAAATACTTATTCGACAAGGATATGGACAAGGACAAGGACACGGACACGGACAACAACAACAACAATTACAAAATCCATATACCCGCACCCCCCTCTCAGAATCCGTAAAGAAAGATATATTGTCATTTCTGTTTTATTTTCAAATAACAAATATACAAATCATGCCCGAATACACAAAATTGTCATTTAAAGGAAAATCCTTATATCCATCGTCGATTCATCCAGAAACAAATAAACACATGTCAGCTACACTACTTACTATTCTTGCTATTAGAGAAAAACCATTATATCAAAGAATAGATGATATATTTGGCGATATTTGTTCGTTGGGGTATTTTGTGTATAGCGAGTGGTTAATAAATCTTTCTCGACGAAATATTATTTATTTTTATTACGGATTAGTAACATTTTGGACAACACGAGGAAATGTATTAAATGAAACCAAACGTGCTATTTGCACCATTACCCAAGGAAATGCTTTGTATCAAGTTGAATATCCAAGTCAAATATTATATTCATTTTCTACGAATGACATAATGGAATTGTGTGTCATTATTATGGAAAATTTAATGTATGGTTCTGGAGATATTGAAATGCGTCGTATGGGAGCTATGTATATATTAATACAGCTAACACATGTATCTGAAATGGCATCTACCGGATTACCGTGGTTGGTTTATTAGTCGATTCAAAAAATTGATTTATAATTAAATATTATATTAAATGAAATATAATGTTTTATCAATATTTGTATCCCATATGTATCTCTCTTATTGGAGCCGGATTTATTTTATGTATTGAGGAAACCAATACAAATAAAATAGACACAGACGAAATAGACACAGACGAAATAGACACAGAAGAAATAGAAAAACAAAAGAAACAAATAGAAAACAGAATACTATTTGAACTGTTTCGTTTATGCAACATATTATTTTAGTATCGTAACTTTAGTATCAGTAACTTCTTATACATTTGCATCTCGTCTCATTTTTTCGAATAATTCATCTCTAACATCTGGACTCGCTACCTCTCTATCGTCCAATCCAAGCGTATCCACCAAATTGGTCAATTGCCCATTTTCATCAATATCTTGGGTAAGTTTATTTCCGGTTTTAGTAGCCAATTCAACATTTTCTTTGATGGCACGTTCCTTTGTCTCTCTCACGCGACGTTCAAATTCAATCTTTGACTTTTCATCACTCTTTATTTTCTCATGATGCAATTCATTTAATTCCTGATTCAAAAATTCGATATTTCCTGTCTTGTATGCATCCGGATGCATTGGCACCCAGTATCCCAACGGCATCACATGCACATCATGATTCGGGTCGCGCTCGCGTGCCTTGATTCCCGATTTTTTCGCTTCTTCTTCTGTATTGGTCGCCTCATGGATTTTTAGCCCACTAACCGATGTTTGAAATTTATTGTCTTTATTAAATTTCTCGGTTAATACATCTTCGTTCTTATCTAAAAATGTTTTGTATTCATTTACCGTATCCGCCACAGATGTCTCTCGAATCTTTGTTCCCTCTTCCACCAAGAATTCTTGAAAATCTTTTAGGAGATTTTCCGTATTCAGATTGTATTTATACGCCATATAATGAACAAATTGTGTATATTTATCCATGGACTTGATGAAATCCCATTGATGAATAAATTTGGTAAAAAGAAAATCCTCTCTACGTTGAATAAGATCTTTCGGAGAAATAAAGGACACCGATGCCCATTTAGGACCATGTGTAGGAGGAGTTTCCGTCAATAAATCTACATATTTAGGATTTGGTTCGCCCGAGTGTAATGTTTCTGTGGGAACATTGTTTGGAGGAGGTGTTACGTGAGAAACAAGATTTTCAAAAGACATAAGATAGATGTAATAGAAACCGTTCTTTATGTTGTTTAGCAATACATTTAGCATTTTTGTTATATCTGTTTTTTGTAGTCTTTTTTGTTTGTTTAATATATAATAACATGTCTGCTTTTAATATTACCGAATTCGTTAAGAAGGTCATTAAGTATTTGTTAGAAGGTCTTGTAGTGGCTTTAGTTGCCTATGTCATTCCGAAAGCTTCACTTAAAGTTGAAGAAATTGTGGTTATTGCCTTAACCGCCGCCGCAACATTCGCGGTTTTAGACACATTTCTTCCATCGGTTGCCTCATCTGCTAAAAATGGTTTAGGTTTTGCCATTGGAAGTTCTTTAGCGGGAGGTATTCGTGTTATGGGATAATTAATTAACATATCATCAATAAAAATATCGTTTACGATATTTTTATATCATTCATAGTGCATAAAATTGTAAATATTATATATAATGTCATCTATTTTACGTAAAACCAGTAAATTTCGCCCAACGAAAAAAGATTCGTTATCCTATTCATCATCGTCTTCTTCTTCCCGTTCCTCTTCCTCTCGTTCTTCTCATGCATCTAAAAAACGTCGAACACAAAAACGCGTCACGATTGATATAAGTCGCAATACATCTGTCTCTCCAAAACAACAAAATCATACCTTCCTGACCAATAGAGAACTTGCTTACAATAAACAAACACGAAATAAACATTCACCTATACCCGATTATGTTGATGAGAATCTTATATTAGAACACGGCATTGCTCGACAAAATGCACAAAAACAGCGGGATATTGCAAAACAGAAAAAAATGGAGCGTATTTTTACTAAAAAAATTATTATACACAAGGTATCTCCAAGACCAAAATAGTCGTTATACAATATCCCCGTATTTTCGCATTTGTATATCTTTAATTTTATCGAATAATGGTGTATTTTCTGGCACTTCTATATATCGAATTGAATTTCGAAATATATCGTTTCCGTATGAAAAGAGCGGTTGGCTTAAAGAAGGAATCCATACGATTAGACATGCGATTGTAAATATACCAATATACACAGATTCAAATAATGGCAGGTAGGTTTCGTCCGTATATATTTTATTTCGGGTTTCATCGTAATGGTATCTTTTTGGTTTCATCATTTGTTATATATTTTGTTTAGTTCGTTTTTATTACGTTTTATTTATCAATTTTATCTTGGATAAATGGATAATCGTCATTATGCGTCTCTCAAATTGTCGTCATTGGGCTTTTGCCCAAGAGAGACACGGTCTACGACAATATGGTATTATATTACTTTGGACATACACCGTAACACATACCCTTATAATAATAATAATCCCGATTTGTTACAAAGATATCACTATAATTCGCTTTTGCGGTTGGTCCATATTCATCTCCATGCACACATTTTTGTCCTCCCAATAAAACACAACAACTCGTGCTCGCACATGTATTTTTATCCATGGCTTGACATCGTTTTTCCAGTTCTATCGGTTGGTCTCGGTATTTTTCACAAAATCCCATAAAATCTTGTGCCGATGTATATTGTTCTCCTGTTGGCATTATAGCCGGATTTAAAAACACGCTATCTGTATATGACGGCACAAATCCTCCTCCTTCATTTGGATGATATGTTCCCGGTTGATAATAGGTTGCCGGTGGAATATTTACACTCACATCATAAAAATTGTTTCCGGGAACCAATTCATCGGCGTGATAGGAAAGATTAAAATTATCCGAGTTATATTGTGTAACTGGATTGGATGGACTATTGGTAGAATTTGTAACGAACAAATTTGTTGGGGCGTTGCCATTGTTCGGATTGTTTATAATCGATGCCTGAATCGTTGGTTGAATTACCGTTTTATCCGTATTTGTTGTATATCCATATGGAATCGGTGATATGTAAGGTGTGCCATTTTGTGTGGTTCCACTTTGATAATACCCATCCGGAATTCCGGACGACGGAATAAGTTTGCTTCCAATCGGAATCACATTTCCGGACGCATCCATAATAGTTGTTGTTTGCATTGAGGAAGAGGTTTGTGTTAAAGGAGAGGTTTGCATGGTTGAAGAAGAAAAAGAAGGGGTAAATGATTCTTGAACGAAAACGAATCCTGATAAAAAAAGAATTAATAATGAAATTATTACGACTAAATATAACATAATATATCTGGATATTATTCGTCTGTCAAACTCGCCAGACAAAGCTTGATTTCCCCAAGTGATGCCACATTGTATTTAACAATTAATGGCTTATCATTTCCCAAATAAATTTCCAAATGACTGCACAAGGGCGTGCATTTAATAAAATTGTTCAGTGATTTTAATGAAAATTCGCCCTGAATAATAACCGAATCGTCCGGTTTTTTACAAAAGGTGAGTCCTTCGGCTTCCGTTCGATAAATTCGCGATTTTGCATATAATCCCTGACATGAAAAAATCAGTTCGTTTCCAACCGATTTAATTTCAATTCTCTCTGAAATAGCATAAAAATCACGAATAATCTTCTGAAAATAAGAACTCGATAAATTAATAATGGTCGAATAATCTACATCCGGAACAACCATTTCCTCCGTATCCGGTTCAATTAATTTCAATTTTTGATTATAACACTGCTTTATGGTTACATCATCAAATTGAAGTCCGAGTTCGCTTACGGACCCATCATGATAATCGTCTTTTTCAATATAAAGTGACAGTATATCGTTGTTCGTAATGGTTGAAATAACTCTATTTAAATGGAGAGTATTTGCGCAAATGATAATTTTATTTGGAATACAAGTGAATGTTTCGAATTGATTTGCGTGTAATTCAACGCTAACAAGCGTCGTATGAGATTTATCGAAATTTACTATTTTAATACCGGCAAATAGTTCTTGTCCTGCCACGGTTGGTTGATTTCCAGAGTAAATAGTAATAGTTGCATCTGTTAACAGTTCTTTTAGAGCCGCAATCATATTTCGAACTGGTTGAATTTGAATTGTTTTTATTGTGAGAACATTGTTTTCGGGGTTCATTTATCTTGTATTATCTATTTTATAAAGATTTTATACCCTTTTTTGTCGTTTAATTTAGGAATTTCATTGCCGACGGTATAATAATAAATGAGTGGCGCATTGGCATCTGCAAGAAAACGACGTGCACCTGCACCTCCTCCTCCTACTCCTACTTCTATTCAATCAGCTCGTCCCGGACAAGGATTAGGACAACAAGGGCAACAAGGACAACAAGGATTAGGACAACAAGGGCAAGGTTCGCAATCAGGACTTACCTTGCCACAAGTTATTTCGGTTGTTGATAAACGCTTAACAACCTTGGAATCTTTTATGAAAGAAACAAAATTATCATCACCCGTATTATCATCGGCTCCTCAACAACAACCACAACCACAACCTCCCGATAATTTGAGAGAGATATTGGATGAATTTAATACTCGACATGAAATGCTTGCTTCTGAAATCGGTAATTTGAAAAATATAGTAATGTCTCTCCAATCGTATACGATGGATGTAAATAAAATGTTGATGGAAGAGAGAGTAAAAATACTTGGAGATGTTGGAGAGGGAGAAGGAGAAGGAGAGGAAAATACAAAAGAGGAAAATACAACATCGCCCATGTTATTTTCAATGAGTGAATAATACGAATATTTCATATAAAAACATCCAAATAAATATGTATAATATGATGTCCATATATATTTATTTATTATGCAACAATGAATCTGCTATATTACGTGCAACCGTTGAACACTATCGTCGGCGATTTCCAAACAGTATTATTACAATTCTTGATAATGAAAGCACCGATGCCTCTCCCTATATTGCCCGAGAGATGGGGTGTATCGTGATGCCTATTTATACACAACAAATTATGAATGAATTTGTTCAAACACAATTAAAAAATACGATTTGGAATCAATGTCCCGCAAATTCATGGATTATCATGGCGGATATGGATGAGTGGTTAAATATTTCAATGGAAGATATTGTCTATGAAGTTACACAAGGAACAACTATTTTGTCGGTAAAAGGGTTTAATATGGTCGGACAAAGTAAAAAAACAGATTTGTCCGACATTGATATTCATCTTATTTGTAGAGGATATGAATATGAAAGAGAAGATAAGAATATTTGTTTTTCATTTGACGCCATTCGAGAAATGAATTATTCGTATGGCGCACACTTGTGTGCGCCGGTTGCACATAACGGATATATGGTGCGATTCAGTCAAAAAATATATTCGTTAAAACACATGGCGTATTTAGGGAGAGAGTATTATATTGCTCGTTTAAAACACAGGCGCATACGAGCAGAAACATTTGCGCGCGAATATGGATTAAATTTACATTATTGTATTTCGGAAGATGAGGCTGGAAATGATTTTCAAAAAAGTGCAGACAACGCAACCTTTTTGCGAATTCATTAATTATTGTTGTAATTGCTGTTGTATAGTTGGATGTGGAATTACGAGAGGGTTCGATGATAAGGGTGGAATTGATTGACTCATGATTACATTATACGGTAATACATTATTTTGTGTCGTTCCTTGTTGCATCGTTCCTTGTTGCATCGTTCCTTGTTGCATCGTTCCTTGTGTCGTTCCTTGTTGCATTGCCGGATTTAAACATAAACTTTTTTGCGGAAATAATTGCCCTGATGTGCACGTATCATCGTTTCCTACTTCCATACAATTTCTCGTTCCATTATACTCTCCAACCAAACACCAATTTGATTTTCCCACCGAAATAGGTTGTTGAATTGATGTATTTGTGTCACTTGGTTTGGCTTCATTCATATGTAGTGCATTTGTATTTAACACATTATCAAAAGTTCCTTTAGACGATTCTTCTAATAAATTACCCACACCATGAATGGCGTTATTTGCCAAATCAAGCCCTGTTTTACCTACGTCGGTAACGGTTTGAGAGCTGGCATCGAGAGTCCATCCTAAACTATACAACAACAGTTGTAACGGTTTAATAATTAAAGGTCCAATCCATGTTAAAATCCAATTGTATATCTTTGCTAAAACTTCAAATAAATTAATGCCAAAGGACGAAAGAATCAAAAGAATCACCAGACAAAAAATAAGAATTGTTTGCCAAGACAAAGATAAGGAAGAAGAAGAAGGAGAAGAGAGAGCTAACGGTTGTTGTGAATAGTCCATATAGACAATGTTATATTACGTGCATATATAATACCGACATGGACCTATGTTTTTCTACCTTTATGTCTTGCATTTACGACAGTTCCCCCGCTGCTAACCGACAAGGAATGATTTTTATAACACACTAACGAATTGTCCGAGAACAATGATTGCATAGAAAATTTTGCTGGTATTACGGGAAGATTTGGACTAAAAAAAGAAGGACTTGTACTTACAGGATTTGTAAATTGTATATATGGATACGGTTGAGCGGAAGACATTATAATATGCGGATATTTATTTAGACAGGATATATGGAAGCATATAGACAAGACGCATGTAAAGAACATAAAATATTGCCCTACTATATTTAGTATAATGTCTGAAACCCCTGTTGTAGTTCACGTATCACATCCCAAACCTACTGAATTCATTCTGACACCGCAAGAAGAGCGGTTTGTCATGTTTCCGATAAAATATCCAGATGTGTGGGCATTTTATCAGAAACAGTTGGATTGTTTTTGGCGGGTAGAAGAGGTTGATTTGTCGAATGATTTAACAGATTGGGCGAAATTATCAGCAGATGAAAAATATTTTATTTCTCATATTCTCGCATTTTTTGCGGGAAGTGACGGTATTGTGATTGAGAATTTAGGTGTGAGATTTATGGGAGAAGTGCAAATTGCCGAAATGCGTGCATTTTACGGTCTTCAAATTTTTATGGAAAACATACACAGTCAAATGTATAGCCAATTGATTGAAACCTACATTCAAGATAAATCCGAAAAGGACAATTTATTTCACGCCATTAGCACATTTCCATGTATTAAAAAAAAGGCGGATTGGGCTCGTAAATGGATTGGAGATCATCGTTCCTCTTTTGCAACACGATTGGTTGCATTCGCCATTGTTGAGGGAATTTTTTTTAGTGCATCTTTTGCGTCTATTTATTGGATTAAAAAACGCGGGTTGTTGCCAGGGCTTACATTTTCAAATGAATTTATTTCAAGAGATGAGGCGCTTCATACGGAATTTGCCATTTTAGTATATTCAAAATTAACACGTAAAATAGCGAAAAAGAAGATATTGGAAATGATACAGGAGGCGGTAGATATTGAAAAAGAATTTATTACGGAGGCTCTCCCGTGCCGTTTAATTGGAATGAATGCAGATTCTATGTGTAAATATATCGAGTTTGTGGCGGATAGATTGTTGTTGCAATTGGGATACGACAAGGTGTATCATTCCATCAATCCGTTTGATTTTATGGAACTTATTTCGGTGGAAAGCAAAGTGAATTTTTTTGAGAGAACCAATTCCACCTATTCTCTCGCAAATAAAACGACTACCGATGACACATTTGATTTTTCGGAAGATGGAAGTGGATTTTAGCGTCTTTATAAATCTCCTATTATAATAAAATATATGCGTAAAATACATTTTATACACACAAAACAAACGAAGAAAAGACAAAGACAAACGAAGAAAAGACAACAACACAAAAAAAGACGAATCACAAATAGAAAAGGCGGTTCGTCAATATTGCCGTTGCCTTATCCGAATTTTTTAAGTGGAAATTCATATGAATATGTGTCCAAAGCAGTTGGTGGGAAAAAATCCAGTTCATTGTCAAATGAAACTGATTTTTCGTTTGGTTGGAGTGACCGCGAGCGAGAAGACCCTTATAAATTTACAGTTCCACGATTGAATCGAAATAGAAAAACAGAAAAAAGAAAAAGAGGTAGTTCAGAAGCAGAAGCAAAAACAGAAGTTCGAAAAAGAAGAAATAAATCAGTAATATCCACAACAGAAAAAGATATGTATCATTAAAGTTTAGCAATTTGCGTTAATATATTCTCTCTAATATAATATAATAATAATGACAAGACGACCACAACGCCAAGAGGATGGAAAATATCATATTGATGGACGAACATTTCCAAATTTATTTGGAAGTCGTAAAATGGTTTGGTCGGGAACGGCTTTTAAAACCGAAGGAGGGTTAATGAAGAAAGACCTTTATTATACGAAAAACAATCGTATTGTTAGTAAAAAGAAACATTTTACGGCAAAAAAGGAACGACGTTTAGAGAAAGCCGGCTTTTTTACACAAAGGGGAAAATTCGGGTATGTCCGAAAAACACAAAGTAGAAAAACAAAACGTGGAGGAGATTCGTCTGCGCCTTCTTCTCCGCCGGTTTCTTCCACATCTGCTCCGGTTTCTTCCGAAGTTGCGACGGCTCTTTCCACTGGCGGAAAACGCCGAAAGACCGAGAAACGTTAAATACAAAGACAAATTATAACCACGATGAAAGAATCGTTTCATCTGTGTATTCGTTGTCGCAAATATAGTCTTTGATAGTAAATATGAAAGTTGCCGGTGTTATCTTTTTTTTCACAAGAATATCCATATACATTTCCGGAATAGAACGTCCAATAAATTTGTTATATATTTTTTGTAATTGATAGGCATCCGCTTCCGTCATTTTTATTTTCACGTCAAATCTCCCGTCTCGATAAAACGCTGGGTCTAATTTATCCAAATGATTGGTTGTTGCTATGAAGATCAAGCCGTCGGGTGTAATAGTTCCTTGCAATAGATTCAGAAAATATGCGAGAGATAAATCGTTGGTCCCCATTTCCATTGTTTCGGTTGTGTTTGTGTCTACTTTGCTTGTGTCTACTTTGCTTGTGTCTACTTTGTTTATATTCACCTTATTTGCCTTATCAAGTTTTCCGCGAAACCCAATCTTTACAAAATCGTCTTCGGTCGTTTCGATTTTAGTAAATCGTTCATGTGCGAAATTTCCGATTGCGTCGATATCCTCAACTACACAAATTCCTCCATTGCAATTTTTCACAACATGATTTACCATGAATTGAAAATCCTCATTTGTTTTTACGTTCTGGAAGGACATGTAATAAATATTTTTCTTTAGATAGGATGCAATTGTTATAATTGCTGACGATTTACCAGTTCCGGGTTTTCCGTCCAATAATATACATAATTTATTCGGTAGTCCGAGAGAGTGGAGAAGTTCTTTTTTCGAATGAAATTTATCAATAACGGAGATAAGTCGTTTTTCATCCTGTTGTTTGAAATACATTGTGTCGAAATTCTTTTGTGTATCTTGAATATGTTCTACCGCCAAGGATGATTCAACTACGTTTTTTATAATGAATTTTTCGGGAATATCCGACCGAAACAATTCGTTCATCATAAATTGTTGTTGAAATTTATTGGATTTTTGGTCGTTTGTCGTGTTTTCTTTTTCTTTTTCATCGGTATTTGTTCCAATTAACAATTGTTTTTTTTCCTCATATGCCACATATTTTGGATTTGGCACCTGTTCTTCCTTAACTGTTTTCACCAGTTTTAATTGGTTAATTTCTATTTTGGTGGTTTCATTTGTCATAATAAGCGATTTAATATGATGTAAAAGCGCATCAACTGCACACTGATTGTTATTTGTTCCATTTACATCGTTATTATTTATACATTGAATTGTTAACTTTTTGGTAGTATTTAGTTTTTTATTTGTATCGCTTTTTGTGTCATCTTCGATAAAACATACAGTAGGTTCTTTAAAATATATACGCATAGGCGTACTCGATTTAACCGAAGTAAATTTCATTGCTTTATACTGATTTGTAGTATTAAACGCATATTTAATCCACGGTGAAGTATCAAATTCAGATTTAATTAATTTTGACCATAATGTATTATTTAATTCTGATATATATACGTATTCTTTAAACATACATGGTGCTGAATCACATATAAAATCATAGTATGAATTTTGTAAAATATACGGTGCATTATAAGATATATTGATGGATAATATTGTTGACCAATTTGGTAATGTTGACCAATTTGGTAATTTTATTTTAATACCCATAAATCTTTGGTTATCCAATAACCTAAGTATAATGCTTTTTATTATTTCCTTCGACTCTACCGAACTATTAAATGAATTTAGAATAACTACTAATTGTATATATACATCATTTATACTTAAATTTGGAAAGTTATATTTTAATATAAAACAAATACATCCGATCTGATATGGTGATAATGCTGCAGCATTCGTCCGTATATAGCGTGAATTAAATGAGCGATTTATTTTGAATGAATTTGCTACAGATTTTACATTGTCAATTGTAAGTGAATGAATATCTATTATTGGTAGTAAAGACCCACCCCCATCATTCTCGTGCATATCAATTGTAATAATGCCAAGTATAGCACAAACAAATGGGTCTTCGATAAGGGCTCTAAGGTCTTTTACCTTATTTGCATCAATCGAATTTACCCATGATGATTTTTCGGGTGCGCCTGCAATTGACGATTCAATACATTTTTGTTTTAATCCGATTTCAATATCCAATGAAATATTGTTTTCAATAATAAATGTCATATTTGTATTTGCGTGTTCAATACAAATATTTTCGTATTCTTTTGTAACAATCGATGTATTCATATTTACTATACGTGTTTTATGTTCTGTGGGTGTTGTAAATGAAACCGTATATTCAGAATCAGTAGATAGTAGCAATCGATAAAAACATTCCATAAATTCGGAAATAACTTCGATATGGTGTGTCGTTTTCATGTGGGTTCTTTCTTTTTCTACATCATCTTTGTCCTTTTCATTATATACCAATATTTGATTTTTATTTCGATAACGATTTAATATATTTGAATAGGTTGTCAAATACATAGAACTTAATCCACCGTAAATTCCAGTCATACATGGAACAAAATTTGTTTTTAATGACTGAAATCCGTCTTTAAAAACGGATGACACAACTCCCTTGATTTCCCAGAGAGAAAGAGTCATTAACAAAATTCCGATATTTGTCGCCGTTATTTCACTTTTATTGTTGAATTTTGTTAATTGACTAACCACTTGTGCACCAATAATCATATCAATATATGAATACGGATTTTGCTGGACCTGTGGTTGTTGCACAGGTTGTTGTTGCACCAATTGTTGTTGCACAGGTGGTTGTTGCACTTGTCCCTCTGATATATTGGAATTTGATTTTGACATTTTACTTTTGTTTGTTTGTTTGTTTGATTGTTTGATTTTTGTTATAAATAATTTATCAATTTTTTTACGTCTTTTTTAAACGCCGATTTTTACAAAACAGTTATATTTGTAATAAATCAATCTCAATAATTCCTGTATCCTCAATCTCAAATGTGATACGGTTATTTTAACTTTTATTTTTCGATAAGAGGTGTAAAAAATTGATGAATTATTTATAACAAAAATCAAACAAATAAACAAAATAAAATGTTTCGTCATATCATGAATTCAAGCATTGCGTATTATTTACGCTCATTAAAGGTAACTAAAATGGAAGAAAAAAATATAAAAAAGATATATGAACTTGCCGAAAAAAAAAGATTAATTGAAGCAGAAAAAAGATTAGACCAAAATTTAATTGTAAGTGGATGTTGCGGTGTTACGATTGGAGCACTGTCTGGTGCTGTTTTTAATGCGGAAACACAATACATGTTTTACAATAAAAAAAGCACTATAGAATATACTATATCAGCTATTTTTGGAGCGAGTGTAGGTATAATAATTGGTGGAGTCACGGGTATAATAATTGGTGCAATTATGCCTTGTCCACTTATTTTCACTTTCTTTATTGTACCCTGTTTTAACTCAGGAATCTTTAACCTTTAGTATGACTTCATTGAACAGTTTTTACAATAATCTTTTTTCTTTTTACGCAATTAGGTAAAACAAAATAGAAATAAAAATTGAATAGAAGAACAAATGGATATTTTACAAATAGGAAAATTGACTTATTAGAGAGATGTAAAGAATTAGGTATTACAAAGTGTAGTTCAAAAAATAAACCAGAATTAATAGAACTTATTAACTCCAAAAATACGGAAGAATGTATAATAAGCGAAGAACCATCAACTATAACCGAAACATTAAATGTAATTGACTTATTTTGTGGGTGCGGTGGTATGTCAAAAGGTTTAACCGATGCGGGATTAAATATAATTGCAGGAATAGACATTTGGGATAAAGCAGTTGAAAGTTATAATAAAAATTTTGAACACAAAGCATATTGTGAAGATTTAACAAATTTGTCTCCTGAAAAATTCAACGAATTATACAATAAAGAAAATAAAAACATAGATATTTTGGTTGGGGGACCGCCGTGTCAATCATTCAGTATTGCTGGAAAAAGAGATAAAAATGACCCAAGAAATGCTTTATTTAAATATTTGGATTATTTTAGTCCAAAAGCGTTTATTATGGAAAATGTAATTGGTATGCTTTCAAAAAAAACATCAAATGGTGAAAAGGTAATTGATATTATAATGGAACAATTGAATAGGAACTATAATTGTATAATTAATAAGTTATACGCCAGTGATTTTGAAGTTCCGCAAAATAGAAGACGTACTATAATTGTAGGAATTAGAAAAGATTTAAATATAATGCCAAAAGAACCTGAACCAATTATACAATCCGTAAAAGATAGAATACCGGTTAAAAATATATTAATACCAAGAAATGATATAGATAAAAAATATTATTTAAGCGAAAAAGCATTAGCAGGAATAGCAAATAAAAAGGGAGTAAATAAAGAAAAGGGGTTTGGTTTTGGAGCTCAAATGTTAGACTTTGAAAAACCTTCATATACTATTCCTGCAAGATATTGGAAGGATGGTTATGATGCTTTAGTTAGATATAACGAAACAGAAATTAGAAGATTAACCATCATGGAACTAAAACGAATACAAAGTTTTCCTGATAATTATATAATAGATGGGTCAAATAAAGAAATTATTATGCAGATAGGAAACGCAGTTGCGTGTAGATTTGCGTATCATCTTGGTAAGTATATAATTAATACTCTTCAAGAACCTCTAAATTGTGAATAATTACGACTATTTTCATCATAAATATTCCCTTATAACACTGATATTTTGTTGTATGATGTATATGTTCATTCATTTATCAAGATACTCTTTGACTCTTTGATTTATCAGTTTTAATGTTGTCTGAAATCCATATGCGTCTGTAAATATATGTTCATCGAATCTATGACGTATTAATTCTATATTACGACATAATATTTGTGTAATTCGCGTATTTTTATTTTTTGATAATCCTTGCCAAAAATATTTATCCTGTAACCGATATGATTTATATGGACCAAATACCATAATTCCATCTTCAGTGGAAACATCCAATAACATTATTTTATCTGTTTCCTCTAACATTAACGCATATAATACATCAACTGCTTCGTCTAACGAATTTCCCCATAATTCACTAATTGTTATTTGGTTGTAGCACAAACATACTGTTTTGTAAATATTGGGAAAATATAATATTTCTTTAAAAATATTAAATACGTGTATATTCTCTGAACTTGCAAGGTCAGAGAATAATATAAAGTTGCGAGAATATTGGTTCATGTTATAACTATTCATACCTTGTGTTTTCATGGGAATAGATAATTTGCTCATATAATTCCCAGATACAAATCCAGTTGTTTGTAATGCATCGTAGTCAATATTATCTCGAAAAAACTGAATTGCATCTGGATTTGTATTTTGTAGTATATATCGCCATTTTACAGAAGAAATTCTTTGTGTTTTTATATAATCAATTGCTTTTTGATTTGGGCATTTATATAGAAGTTCTGTTTTTTTCCATGAATCATATGATTCGTATTCACCTGCACTAACTCCCAATATATCAGCAATAACTTCATTATTCGTCATTTCGTTTGTTTTGTTCGTTCGTTTGTTTTGTTTTAATGATACCAATTCATTAAAAAAAAGATTTTCAATTTTACATGAAATAACGAAAAGATAGAAAATGTAAAGTCATGATTTTCGTCTATGGTTTTCGTCGTTATGCGTCTCCCATTTGTCGGTCGCTAAGCTCCCTCCTTTGGGAGACACGGTCTACGAAAGAATAAGACAATACTACGACTCTTTGATTTATTTTAAAAATAAATATCTGCATATAATTTCCAAAATAGTATTGTATGGGAGCGCCTTTGGCGCTCCCGTTAACAATATTTATCTTAGAGAGGTTAATGTAATTTTAGATTTTTACAATGAATGTGTAAATTAAAAATGGGAATACAATATCCTTCTATACATAAAAATGGTCTTAACTGTTGCCAGACAATTTGATAATTGTTATATTTTATAACACACGTTTCATTTATAAATCCCCTTGTATCTCCCTGTATATTTCTCGGATCAACCCCAAATAAATATTGACCAATTGCAGCCGCGTCAAATATACATCCAAATGTATCAAAATTTTTGCTAACAAATCGAATCTCGTCGGAAGCAGGGATAGTATTCAATAAAGGAAAAATAGGAAACGTTTCAATAAGTCCCGTTTTTTCACGTATTACCGAAAAATTCGCCATATCTGTTTGTGTGTGGTCATAATGTTGTAGAATATTGCCAAACACAACATGATTCGGAATATACACAATAGACGCAATATTTCGATTCCAACAATCAAATGGCATATATACATAGGTCGGATTGCATGCGGGTATTAATATGTCGGGGGAATAGTAGATTAATACATCGTTTTCCAAATGAAGAACCGATTCAATCTCGTATTTTTTCATAAACTCGTATATATAAAAGAAACGAAGCGACGTTAAATGCCAGAATCCGTTGCGAAATGTATCTTTTAAATAGACCGATGTTTTATTATACGTATGCGAAATAGATAAATCGTCGGATGCAACAAGAGTTATTTTATTTAAAAAAATATGAAATAACGGGAAAAATTCTTTGTTTGTAATAACAAATATGCGAGATATTGGATTCATAACGGATAAACTATGTTCTATATTATCGAGAATATAATCCTGAAAATTATTCAACATTACATAAACAATATTCATTTTATAGTAATACCTAATACTTTTTATGTTTGAAAATAACGACAATTACAACGCCCTTATTATTAGAGGTGAAAAAATACAGCAGTTGGCAGATATATATGTGGCAAATACAAAAGAAGATATTTTATATAACTGGAAATTATTACATTCCGAACAAGAGAGAGCCAAATGTTATCTTATTCGTGATATGTATTTATTGACGGATAAAATCGTCCGACCTTGTCGTATTTTTTGTTACGGGCACTGTTTGCGAGAGTTTTCCAAACAAATTCATCATATACAACAACCGTTTCTTTTATTGTCCCATAATTCCGATGAAAATATGAATGATGGGACGTCCTATGTATCTACGATTCGGGAATGTCCTTTTTTAGTCGGATGGTTTTCGCAAAACGTATCCGTAACATCGTATCATACCAAGGGTCCGTATCCATTACCAATTGGCATTGCAAATAGTATGTGGGACCATGGAAACGTATCTTTCGTTACCCCCCCTCATTTAAAAAAAAATTCCATTTATTTTCAGTTTAATGTAAAAACAAATGTTTCTGTGAGAGAGCCGTGTTTCAATATATTACACAATCATATTGAATGGCTTCCTTCTCTCCCTCCCCAAGAAAATATTGAGAGGTTAAAAACGTATAAAATGTGTATTTGTCCGGAAGGAAATGGCTACGATACACATCGAATATGGGAAGCATTGTTATGTAAAACCGTGCCCATTTGTCTGCGAACATTTTTTATTGAGAATATAACAACTTTTTATAATTTACCTATTCTCATGGTCGATTCGTGGGATGACATTATACATAAAAGAAAAGAAATAGAAGAAAAAGCGGACGAATTATTATTGCAACAATGGAATATTCCGACAATGGAATCTTTGTTGTTTTTATTTTTGTTTTTTATTTGATTCGTGTTTTGTTTGAATCGTGTTTTTTGATTCGTGTTTTATTTGTTGATTCATGAATTGTCATTGTCCTTATGAATTGCGGTTCGCACGATATGTATAATAATTGGCGGAAAATGGTGTTTCAATAATAATTTATAAATACAAACTAATATGGGCGTATCAATAGTTGAAATAAGTTGGGTTATATACGGAATAAGCTGGTTGGAATTTATATACGATATTATTTTTACGATAATATATTGTACGTTAATATCTTGTACGTTAATATCTTGTACGTTAATATCTTGTACGTTAATATCTTGTACGTCTACCGGTTCCGCCAAAATTTCATCTATATCTTCGTTCTCTTCCGCGATAAAAGAAAAGTTATGACATAACATCGTGAATGCCTCTTGAATTTCAACAAACGAATGTTCGGACGGTTCTTTTTTATTTGGTTGTTTATCGGGGTGATATAACAGTGCAAGTTTATGAAATTTTCGTTTTAATAAAGCAAATGTAATGGGTTCGAACTCATCCAATTCTAAAATTCTATATGCTTCTTCAAGAATCATCAATATAATAATTGATGGATTTATTTATATTGTGTTTTTATGTTTCATGTTCATTTGCGCCGGAAAAATAGACAATAAATGTAAAGAAAATATTCTCCAAATGAAAAATAGGTCTATAATTATTGTTGTATTGGCGTAAAAAAATATATATCTCTCGAAGTAGTTCTTGCATTTTTTCAGAAGATATGGAAAATTCGGGAACTAAATAGGTAAAAATATACCATATACACTCAACGGCATCCAAATTATATACCAAAATATCATATATTTTATCCCGAAAATCGGCAAATGAACTTACGGCTAAGGAGGATGCGGAAAAAGCCTCTCTAATACGTTTGATAATTTCTTTTAAAATGGTATCACAAATACTGTTGAATATATCTACCGGCATATCACTGGTCGAAGAAATGAGAGGAAATGCGCGAATTTCTTTCATATTTACTATAAATTGTGGATTCACTTCTTCCATTAATGACGAGGAGGAAGAAGCCCCATCATACATATTCGCCAATGTTATGTATTGTTCTTTGGATGGACGTGCAACATGAATGATAAAACTACACTGTAAAATATTTTGCGGAATAAATCCAATATGTTCAGACATTAAAATAAAAATAATACGAACAGACTTCATGTGATTTTGATGATGTTGAATATAACTGTAAAAAATATCCAATAACTCGTTATGAATTGCATGAAAATTACGACAAACAATAATACCGATTTTTTTGTCAGAACCTCCGCCCGGTTTCATGGAAACAATATCCACGACTTGGGTAAAAAATTCATGCCATAACAGTTTTGAATTACACCCCAATAACGACATATCAATTTCATAATGAATATCACTGATGTGATATTGATATATTTGTTTATCAATTTGAATTTCCATTTGTTTTTCGTATTTTAATTTGGACGGACTGTATTTTTGAATCAGACATAAAATTTGCGAGTATTTTCCAACACCGGTTGGACCATAAAAAATAAGATTGGGGAGAGTGAGCAAGGTGGAGTGAAATACAGATATTAATTCAGGATGAAGATTGTATTTTTCAACGGAGGCAATATATTCCGTATAATGCGTTTCATAAAACTTCATAGAATATATTTGTTGTTATTTGTTACATTTTATTATTTATTTAGTTATTTAGCGAGAGAAGTCAGTGATACATCATTGTATTTCTCAATCGTGTCACTTGAAAGTTTAAATCCGTATATTTCCTTGCATGTTGTATAAATTGGATTGTTTCTACAGTGTAATTTTCAATTGTTTTTTGGGAAAGTTCAAATCCATGTATTTCATTACATGTTGTATTAATTGGATTGTCTTCACATTCTAATTCTTGTAAATTGGGAGGAAGATTATTTAGAGAAGTTAATTGACAGTTTTCACAATACAATTCTTGTAGATTGCGAGGAAGATTGTCAAGAGAAGTAAGTTGATTGTTTGAACAAACTAATTTTTTTATATTCAGAGGAAGATTGTCAAGAGAAGTAAGTTGATTGTTTGAACAATTTAATAGGTGTAAAGTGGATGGAAGATTACCGATAGAAGTCAGTTTATTATTATCACAATATAATCTTCGTAGAGTGAAAGGAAGATTGAAAGAAGTTAATTGATTCTCATAACAATATAATTCTTCTAGATTGGGTGGAAGATTGTCAAGAGAAGTCAGTACAATCTAATGTTTTTAATTTTGTGTATAGAGATAAATCCGGTAAAACAGTTAAGTTTTGTTTCGATAAATTTAATGATGTTACGGTATAATCTGTCATTTTATTCGTTTGTTTGTTTGTTTGCATAGGACAACATTCTTTTTCCATGCGTTTGATTTCATTGTATTGTTCAATTGTTTTTTTAGAAAGTTCAAATCCATACATTTTCTCGCAAATTGTATAAATTGGATTCTTTTTACAATGTAATTCTTGTAAAGTAAGAGGTAAAATATCAAGAGAAGTGCCAAAGGCGGACTCTAATCGGTCGTTACGAAAGCCGAGCCTTGTGAGTTGATTAGAGTGACACCATAATTCTTGTAAATTGGGAGGAAGATTTTTGAGAGAAGTGAGTTGATTAGAGTGACAATATAATGTTTGTAAAGTGGGAGGAAAATTTTCGAGAGATGTAAGTTGATTATGCGAACAATCTAAATTTTGTAAAGTAAGAGGTAAAATATCAAGAGAAGTGCCAAAGGCGGACTCAGCTCCGCCGAGCCTTGTTAGTTGATTACGTTGACACCATAATTCTTGTAAAGTGGGAGGAAAATTTTCGAGAGATGTAAGTTGATTAGAGTGACAAAATAATGTTTGTAAAGTGGGAGGAAAATTTTTGAGAGATGTAAGTTGATTATGCGAACAATCTAAATTTTGTAACTGGGAAGGAAGATTGTTAAGAGAAGTGAGTTGATTATTAAAACAATCTAATTCTTGTAAAGTGGGAGGAAGGTTGTCAAGAGAAGTCAAATAATTATTTGAACAATGTAATATTTGTAGATTTGGGTATAAAAATAAATCCGGTAAAACCGTCAATTTTCGATTCGATAAATCCAATTCTGTTACGGTATAGTCTGTCATTGTAGTTTGTTTGTTATTTCTGAAAAAAGATTTTCAATTTTTCGGTCCTTTGTTTTATTATCATAATATGCAAAAATAGATATAAGTATTTATTAATTTATTATTTGCACAATATAATATTTGTAAATTGGAAGGAAGATTGTCCAGAGAAATAAGTTGATTGTTGTAACAATGTAATATGTGAGTCAATTTTCGATTCGATAAATCCAATTCTGTTACGGTATAATCTGGCATTTTATTATTTTATTTTAACACGGGACAACATTCTTTTTCCAAATTTTCGATGCGTTTGATTTCATTGTATTGGTCAATTGTTTCTATAGAAGGACTAAATCCATATAGTTTCTTACTTATTGTAAAAATTGGATTATTATAACAATTAAATTCTTGTAAAGTGTGAGGAAGATTTTCAAGAGAAATCAGTTTATTATCGTGACAATGTAATCTTTGTAAAGTGGGAGGAAGATTTTCAAGAGAAATCAGTTGATTGTTGTAACAATATAATTCTTGTAAAGTGGGAGGAAGATTTTCAAGAGAAATCAGTTTATTATATGAACAATGTAATATTTGTAG